CAAAAACAATTAGGCGTGCTCAAAAAGGCGCTAAGTGGTATAAAGCTATGGAGAGCAATTTCGCAAAAGTGGACATGAAACTCGCCAAGAAACAGAAAGATGAATTTGAAATGTATCTCAAGGAATTGGATGCATTTAACGATCGCCTTGCTGAAGCTCGCGAGAGACGTCGCGGATAAAATTCAAAATGAGTGCATACCCCTAATAAGGAGGACCCCGCATGGATCTATCTTTTGGTTCCAGAATAAGGCGTGCGTGGAACGTCTTTAAAAATCGGGACCCGATGACTGATATGTCCTGGCGATTGGGCTATGGGGACTCTCAACGGGCTGACCGAGTGATTCTATCATCCAACAATGAGAAAACAATTGTGAATGCGATTTACAATCGGATCGCATTGGATGTTGCATCACTGAAATTTCGACATGTTCGCCTTGATGAGAATGAACGATTTAAGGAAGAAATGAGTACGGGCTTGAATGAGGTTCTTAAGACTGAAGCAAACCTGGATCAGAGTGGACGAGCATTTGTTCATGATATGGTTTTATCCATGATCGATGAAGGTGTTGTCGCCGCAGTTCCTGTCGAAACAACAGATGACCCTGAAGTATCCAGCTCTTATGATATCTTGCAAATGAGAGTTGGTCCAATCGTAGAATGGTATCCACAGCATGTAAAGGTGCGTCTTTACAATAGCGTAACGGGCCGACGCCAGGAATTCACTTTTAGAAAGAGAGATGTGGCGATCCTCGAAAACCCGTTTTATGCAGTAATGAATGCACCAAACTCCACTCTGCAACGTCTTATTCGAAAGCTTCGCCTTTTGGATATAATTGATGAGCAGGCTGGATCTGGTAAGTTGGATTTGATTATTCAGCTCCCCTATACGATTCGTAGCGAAGCACGTCAGGAGCAGGCCGAGATTCGTCGAAAGTCTGTTGAAGACCAGCTTGCTGGGAATAAACTCGGTATCGCATATATCGACAGCACCGAGAAGGTAATTCAGCTCAATCGCTCTGTTGAGAATAACCTCTTGAAACAGGTTGAATATTTGACGAGTATGCTTTATAGCCAGTTAGGTTTCAGCCAGAGCATTCTGGATGGTACAGCCGATGAGCAGACGATGTTGAATTATCAGAATAAGACTGTCGAACCTTTGGCATCCACAATTACTGATGAGTTTAAGCGAAAGTTCTTGACTAAAACTGCCCGGACACAAGGACAGTCTGTCATGTTCTTTACTGAACCCTTCCGCATTACTCCTGTCAGCCAGATTGCTGAGATTGCCGATAAGTTCACCAGAAACGAGATCCTCACCAGTAACGAAATCCGCCAGATTATCGGTATTAAACCTTCTGATGATCCAAAGGCTGATGAACTGCGTAACTCGAATCTTAATCAAGAGAAACAAGGGGACGAACCTTCTGGTGGATTTGCAGATTTATTAAAGAAAGGAGAAAACGCAGATGTATGATTGCGAAGGCTATGTGACCCGATACGGTGTGAAATGCACCGATGGTGTCACGATTCGTCAGGGAGCTTTTGCAGATCAAAATGGCGCTAGAGTTCCGGTGGTGTGGATGCATATCCACGACGATGTCGAAGCTGTTCTTGGCCATGCTGACCTGGAAGCGCGTGATGATGGCGTCTACGGAAAGATTTCTTTTAATGGCACTGAGGCTGGCATTGCCGCAAAGGAACTTGTAAGCCATGGAGATGTAAGCGCATTCTCCATTCATGCAAATCACCTAACCAGAAACAAGTTTACAAATGTTATCTCTCACGGTAATATTAAGGAAATAAGCCTTGTTCTGGCTGGAGCGAACCCCAAGGCATATATCGAAAAGTTGAATCTCACTCACAGCGATGATGGTGATGATTTTGATGATGCAAATATTTTCACAGCTGGTGATATTACTCTCGCCCATGCTGATGAGGAAAAGAAGGAGGACCCAGAAGTGAAAGACGAAGATCTGAAGCACGAGGACCAGAAGAAAGAAGAGAACCCTGAAGGTAATGAAAAGACTGTGAAGGATGTTCTCGATACCCTGAATGAAGAGCAGCAGGCCGCCGTTGCCTATATTATCGGCAAAGCTCTTGAAGAAAAGGGCGGTAGCGTTGAACACAACGATGATGACGATGAGGAGGATAATCCTGATATGAAGCATAATGTCTTTGACCCCGAGAATGCCGCGGCTCCCACTCTGAGCCACGACGATATGCAGAAGATCCTGAAGGATGCCAAGCGTCTGGGCTCTTTGAAGCAGGCTGTTCTGGAGCACTGCGAAGCCGATGGTGATGATGCTGAGGCTCTGCAGGATGTTATCCAGCATGCCGATGGCGATTATGGTGTAACCAACGTCGGCTATCTGTTCCCTGATGCTCGCAATATGACCAACGAGCCCATCTTTATCCAGCGTGATCAGACCTGGGTTTCTCAGGTCATGGGCAAGGTCCATCGCACTCCCTTCTCTCGCATTAAGTCTATCTTTGCGGACATCACCGAAGATGAGGCTCGTGCAAAGGGCTATATTAAGGGTAAGCTGAAGAAGGAAGAGGTCTTCTCCCTGCTGAAGCGCACTACAACGCCCACCACCATCTATAAAAAGCAGAAGATGGATCGTGATGACCAACTCGACATTACTGACTTCAACGTTGTTGCCTGGCTGAAGTCCGAAATGCGGATGATGCTGAATGAGGAACTGGCTCGCGCCATCCTGATCGGCGATGGTCGTCTGGCTTCCAGCGATGACAAGATCAATGAGCAGAACATTCGTCCTATCTGGACTGATTCTGAGCTGTTCACCGTGAAGTATCCCGTGAATGCTGGCACTAGCGATGCCGAGCATGCCAAGAACTTCATCAAGGCAGTCGTGAAGTCTCGCAAGCTGTATAAGGGCTCTGGCAATCCCGATCTGTATACCACTGAGGATATGCTGACCGAGATGCTGATGCTGGAGGACACTACCGGCCGTGTGATCTATGACACTGTTGAGAAGCTGCGCACCGCCCTGCGTGTCAACAGCATTGTGACGATCGAGTCTATGGTTGGTCTGACCCGCAGTGATGATGCCGGCAAGACTCAGGCTCTGGATGCTCTGCTGGTTAACCTGAATGACTACAACGTCGGCGCCGATAAGGGCGGCGAGGTCAGCATGTTCGATGACTTCGACATCGACTACAACCAGTATAAGTACCTGATGGAGACTCGTTGCTCTGGCGCTCTGACTCGTCCCTATGCCGCCATCGCTTTCGAAGTCCAGAAGGATTAATCTGAGATAGCAGAAAGGAGAACTCACTATGGAAAGAATCTATAATGATGCCAAGGATAAGAACGTGGCAAAGGTCATTATCTTTGTGAATGCCAATAAGGCTTATGTCGATGCTGCCCATAAGGTTCAGTTTAAGACTTCTGAGCTGAAGGATGCATTCATGAAGGGCTGCGTTCTGCAGACTGCAGAGGGCACTTATGCCATCCCCACGAACTATTCCGAGACTTCTAAGGTTGGCACTGTTTCTGCAATCGTGGCCGCATCTACTGGCGACACCGTAACTGTGACTCGTGCGGCGGCCGTTGCTGGCTAAGTAGACTCTCGGAGAATTCAAAATGGCAAAGTTTTATGGCGCAGTCGGCTTTATTATGCCGATGGAAACTGCCCCGGATGTTTATACGGAGACTCCGGTAGCTCGTTACTACATGGGTGACGTTATCCGAAATGTGAAAAAAGCAACTTCTGGCGAAGGCATTAATGATAACATTGATGTTAATAACCAGATTAGCATTGTGGCTGATCCGTTTGCTTTTGCGCACTTCTTTGCCATGAGATATGTTGAATGGATGGGGGCGTATTGGAATGTTCAATCTGTTGAAGTCCAATCCCCCCGTCTAATCATCTCGATTGGAGGTGTGTATAATGGCGAAATCGCGTCAACAACTATCTGAAATCTTAAATAAAATTATTGGGGTTTCAAAACGCGTATATTTTCAGCCTCCTGCCACCATCAAGATGTCCTACCCATGTATTATCTACAAATTTGATGACATTGATACAACATTTGCAGATAATAATCCGTATTCCCTTACGAAGAAATACGTGGTAATGGCAGTTACAAAAGATCCGGATTCAGATCTTCCTATGAAGATTGCACAACTCCCCATGTGCACAATGAACCGAATTTATGTGGCTGATAATTTATACCACTATGTCTTTGATCTTTATTTCTAAGGAGGAACAATCATATGGCTAAACTTGTATGGGATAAAACCGGCGAACACCTTTATGAAACTGGTGTTGACCATGGTGTCCTGTATTTCCCCGATCAGACCGGTGCCTATAAGAATGGTGTTGCCTGGAATGGTCTGATTTCTGTTTCCGAATCTCCCTCTGGTGCTGAGGCTACCGGCCAGTATGCCGATAACATCAAGTATTTGAACCTGATTTCCGCCGAGGAGTTCGGTGCGACCATCGAAGCCTATACCTATCCTGAGGAGTTTGAGGCTTGCAATGGCAACAAGGAACTGGTCGATAATACTGGCGTCTATGTTGGTCAGCAGTCCCGCTCCGTCTTTGGCTTCTGCTATCGTACCATGATTGGTAACGATACCGATGGCCAGGATCATGGCTATAAGCTGCATCTGGTATATGGCTGCCAGGTATCTCCCTCTGAGAAGGCCTATCAGACCATCAATGACTCCCCCGAGGCACTGACCTTCAGCTGGGAGCTGTCCACTACTCCCGTCAACGTGACTGGCAAGAAGCCTACTGCTCTGCTTGTCATCGACTCTACCAAGATCGATAGCACCAAGCTGGCCAAGATCGAGGCGAAGCTGTACGGCGACGAGACTTCCACTGGTGCGGTTCTGCCCACTCCCGACGAGATTGCCGAGATCCTGTCTGCGGCCTAACTATCCTGAGGGGCTGGGAATGGTTATCCTGGCCCCTCTTTAAAAAATCAAAATGAATAAAAAGGAGAAAGATCTATGATTAAGCAGCATGTTTCTTATGAGGACTACGATGGCAATAAGGTTGAGAAGGACCTGTGGTTCCATCTGAATAAGTCTGATCTTGCCAAGATGAGCCTTGGCTTTGATAATGGCCTGATTGAAGGCCTTACTGAACTCCAGCAGAAGGGCGATAAGAAAGCCGTCGCTGAGTTCATCGATAATCTGCTCGTGAATGCTTATGGCGTTCGTAAGCCAGGCAGCGATGTCTTCCTGAAGACTCCTGAAATCAAGGAAGATTTTCAGTATTCTCTCGCACATGATGAGATCCTGATGATGCTGCTCGGCGGCGAGGATGATGAGATCATCAACTTTATCGTGGGCATCATGCCCGGTATGAGCGTTGAGGATCGCGCTAATGTAATCGAGCAGGTTAAGAACGCTCAGGAAGCTAAGAAGCTCCCCGAGTCTATTGAGACAAGCGAGAATGCTTAAGCTGGTCGTTCCGGCGACCGAAGTTTATGATGAAGCGCTCGAGAAGTTTCGGACGTATCCGGAGAAAGTACTTATGCTCGAGCATAGCCTTGTCTCAATTTCAAAATGGGAATCCAAATGGTGTAAACCATACTTAAATAGTCAATTAACCCCAGCGGAATCACGTGACTATGTCCGCTGTATGACATTAACACAGAATGTTCCGGATGAAATTTATGAGAGATTGAGTCCGCAAAACATTCGAGACATTGATGCTTACATTTCAGCACCGATGACAGCAACCACAATTACGCATCACGATGCTAAAAAGAAGCCAGTATTTGGAAAAGGGCAAACAGTCACTTCTGAAGTAATTTACGGATGGATGGTTGCCTTTCAAATTCCTGTTGAGTTTCAAAAGTGGCATTTAAATCGTCTCATGATGCTAATTGAGGTTTGCAATGAACAGCAGAATCCGAAGAAGAAATCTAAGAAGGAAACTGCTCGAGATTATTCTAAGCTGAATGCTGAGCGTAGAAGAAAACTAGGAACGAAAGGGTAATCTTATGGCAATTTATAAGTCCATTCCCGTGAATAAATGCCGAATCCGACTGATCGACAATCGGAAAACAAAGTATACACTTTCGACGATGTGGAAATTGTATGGTGGTCCGAATGTAACGATCATGAATGGTCCCTTTTTTAATATGTCGACGAGAAATCCTCTTGCGCATACTAAGATTGATGGGGCAACATTATATCGGCCTGCATACAATGAATTTGGCATTGGCTGGAAAAAGAATGGCAATCCGGAATGGGGTGTTTTACCACATAATGGGTTTGACAGTTACTTTACAAATACAGTCGTCATTCCAAATGGCAAAAAGAGAAAAGATCTCACATCGCATGTAGATGCTGATGGTACCAAAGCGAGACCTCGTTTGACCAGTCGCCCTGCTTTCGGCTTTAAAGGAAACAATTTCGTATTCGGAGTCGAATCTAAAATCGGATTGTGGGATTTCCAAGATCTTCTATATAAGAAAGGCTGGAACTATGCTCTGATCGGCGATGGTGGAGCCTCTACGGCTTTTAGAGATTCTACTCGAATTATCAAGCCATCCAGAACTATCTCGGTATATGTCATCATTTCTGAAGTTGCAGAAACTGAGGTTGATGAACCAAAGGGGGAGAAACCTATGATCCCTATTTATGCGTATAGTTGGAAGAAAGATGGTGAAAAGAAACTCTCTTCTAACTTTAAAGTTAAAGAGTTTCGTTGCAAAGATAATACTGATACTATATTTGTAGCACCGGCATTGGTTAAACTCTTGCAGGAAGCTCGAGAATACTTCAAGAAGCCGATTGTTATTAATTCGGCCTATCGGACAGAACCTTACAACAAAAAGATCGGCGGTGCTGCATATAGCCAGCATAAGTATGGCACTGCGGCAGATGTCTATATTTCTGGCGTTCCTGTTAAGACAATTTATGACTGGTTTGACAAGAAACTCGGAAATTCCGGTGGCGTTGGTCTTTATAAAAAATTTGTTCATGTGGATGTTCGAGAAGTAAAGGCTCGCTGGAGTTAAGCGGCCTTAAGAAAGGAGAATACGGGTGATAGCCATTAGGACACGTGGAAATTTTGACAATACCGAGAAGTACTTAAAAGGCTTGGCATTCAAAGACTATCGCCCTATTCTCGATGCATATGCTAGACGCGGATTGGAAGCTCTGATTCGTGCGACCCCGGTAGATTCAGGTATAACTGCTGAGTCCTGGGGTTATAAAATTCAAAATGATTCGCAGGGCATCTCGATTGAATGGTATAATACCAACACAATTGATGGCTATGCATTTGGCGGCAAAGGAACCCCTGTGATCATCCTCCTCCAGTATGGGCATGCGACTGGCACTGGCGGATATGTCGAGGGCTATGACATCATTAATCCAGCCATTCGGCCGATATTTGATGAACTCTCTAAGGAACTGTGGGAGGAGGTTAGAAGATAATGTCTACAACAGTTGATAATCGTGTTGTACAAATGCGATTTGACAACGAAGAGTTTGAAAAGAAAGCAAGTAAAAGTTTATCTACTCTGGATCGGCTTAAGAATGCTTTAAAGTTTTCGGGCGCTTCGAAAAATCTTGACAAAGTAAATGAATCTTTCAAAGAGGTAGATGCAAATCCTCTTTTGAAAGCTATTGAGGGAATTAATGGCGGATTTACAACTATGGTAGCAAAAGCTACACTTGTAAATCGTGCTACGAATGCTCTCATTGATACAACAAAGCGTTTTGTCAACAGCATGACACTCGACCAGATTAATGCTGGATGGGATAAGTATGCTGAAAAGACAAGCGCTGTTCAGACCATCATGGCTGCAACATCTAAGGACTTCAAAGATACTGGAGCCCAGATGAGCTATGTTAATAGTCAGCTTGAAAAGTTAAACTGGTTCACCGACGAAACCTCTTATAACTTTACCGAAATGGTCGGAAACATTGGTAAGTTTACTTCCAATGGTATTAAGCTTGATCGATCTGTTACGGCTATGCAAGGTATTGCTACTTGGGCTGCTCGCTCTGGTGCCAATGCCAATGAAGCTAGCCGTGCTATGTATAATCTTTCACAAGCATTATCGACTGGTGCTGTTAAACTAATCGACTGGAAGTCCATCGAGAATGCAAACATGGCTACCGCCGAATTCAAAGAAAATGCAATTGAAGCGGCTATTGCACTTGGAAAGCTTAAGAAAAAAGGTGATGGAACTTACGTCACCATGAAGAATAATGCCGTTAGTGTTCAGAATTTTAACAATGCACTTTCCGATGCATGGTTTACATCTGATGTTTTGTTAAATGTTTTGGATCGTTATGGCGGATTCACAAATAAACTCTATGAAGTATCTTCTGCTACAGATTTAACTGCTACACAGTTACTTTCGGCCGTAGATAAGTATGCAGAAGGAACACTTGATCTTCAGGCTTATGCCAGTATGACCGGTGTTGATATAGAAGAACTTCGTGGATATTTGGATGAATTAAGTTCTTCCACTTATGAGCTTGGCCGAAAGTCTTTTCAGTCTGCACAGGAAGCTAAGACATTTGCAGAAGCTATTTCTGCAACGTCTGATGCTGTGTCTACTGGTTGGATGAAGACCTTCGAATTGATATTTGGTGACTATGAAGAAGCTAAAAAGCTTTGGACAAATCTCGCCAATATTCTTTACGAAGTCTTTGCGGCATCTGGTGATGTCCGTAATGAACTGTTTGAGGGCTGGCGTGAAGGTGGCGGTCGAAAGACCATGCTTGAAGGTGTTAATGAGATGATGGAGGCTATCCTTCGTGTCATTAAGCCTTTCAAAGATGCATTTCGAGATATTTTTCCTGCCAAAACAAGCCAGGATCTTTTGAAATTCACGAATGGTTTCAAGAATCTGATGAAAGCTCTGCAATTGAATTCTCGTCAGATGACGAATCTTCGTAGAGCTGCTCGTGGTGTGTTTTCAGTATTTGATATTCTCTTTAGTACACTCAAACAGCTTGGAAATATTATTAAGAATTTGGTTGCTCCAGAATTGGGTAGCTTTGGAGATCTAGTTCTTGAAATACTTGGCACCGTTGGCGATTTATTTTACAGTTTTAGGAACATGACCATATCTGGTGAAAAGCTTAATGTCAGCTTTGAAAAGATTGGTTCTGGTGCCAAAAAACTCATCGACATTCTTAAGAATCTCTTTATTCAATTTAAGGATAGTAGGATTGGGCAGACGGCATTTAAACTTTTGGCAACCACCATTGAATCAGGTGCCCAAGCAGCTTTAAAACTTCTCAATTATATTTCCGAAACCGTTTCCAGAATAAAAGGGATTGATAAACTAACATTTCCTAATTTGATTGGGATCTTTAGTCAAATTGGAAAAGATGCATGGAGCTGGTTTAAAGGACTTACAACTAGCATTACCGACACTAATGGTCTTCTTGAAAATTTCAAATCTACTGTTGAAAGTGTCTGCAACAAAACTGGTGCGAGTTTTGATAATCTAACTAGACGAATCTCTATTGTATTTAATACATTTAGGGGTTGGCTTAAGGATGTTCCTTGGGGAGCACTTTTAAGTATTGCATTTGGCTTTGGAATCATCCAGTCTGTCAATAACTTTACAAAGGTAATGACCAAATTTGTTACGGAAATTGGTAATCTTACTAAAGGATTTGCCGGTCTTACGACAGGCGTCAATAAAGTTATGACATCTATTGCCGGTATGTTTGATGCTGTTAAGAATTCTATAAATGCACCAAACTATGTGAAAATGGCAAAAGCTGTTGCTATCTTAGCAGCTTCTTTGACTGTTCTTGCTTTACTGCCGACTGATAAACTTCAAAATGCAGCAGTTATGCTGACTGCTACTATGGTAGCGTTTGCAATCTTTGTTAAGGCACTTACGATGATGCCGACATTGGCCGCAACTGGTGCTGCGGCTGCAAGTATTCTTGCTAAAGTTGTTGCTGCATTGGCTGGAAGTCTACTTCTTCTCGCTTCTGCATTTAAGATGCTCGAGGATATGGACCCAAATATTCTTTTGGATAATGTCCTTGCTATCAGTGTTCTTGTAGGAACACTTGCTACGGCGGCAACATTGATGACCAATAAGATGGGTCTCCTGACTGCATCTGTTGGCAATACGGGGGTTCTTAACAGTGCTGCTGCAAACATTCTAGCAATGTCTGCTTCGATATATATTATTGCAAAAGCACTTAAGAATATTTCTGATATTTCTTTTAGAGATATCAACTCTGTCATTAATGCTCTAGTTTTAGCGACTGGATCTGTAATAGCATTGTCAGTCGCTCTTAGTAAGTTGAAAGGAACTTCTCAACTGAAAAGTGCTGGCGCAATTCTTACGACGGTACTCGCATTGTCTGCTGTACTGAAACTCATCCAGAAACTTGAGAATTACGATATAGACGATATCTGGGGCGTAATCAAGAAACTTGGGCTGATGATCGCTGCTTTGGCTGCGGTATTTGCAGCAACGAATCTTGCTGGCACTAATGCCGCTAAGGCGGGTGCTCTTATGGGCGGTATTGGTCTCGGAATTTATGCGATCATGGCGGCTGTCGCGCTACTCGGAAATTTTAAAACACAAACTTTGGTCAAGGGGATCGCTGCGATTGGATTCTTAACCCTATTTATGGGTGGTTTGATTGCATTCTCCAAATTTGCTGGAAAAGATGCTCATAAGGTTTCTGTGACGCTTCTTGCTGCATCTGCTGCTATTGGTGTTCTTGCCGTTATTGGTGGCATTGTCGGATATCTTGATACAGGCGCCATGTTTAAGGGGCTTGCTTATGTGGCTGGTCTTTCTGCGATCTTTATTGCAATGATTAAGGCTACTGCCCAGGCAAAAGATATGAGCAAGAGCATCACGACTATGACCATTGCAGCAGTTGCTTTGGGAACTATGGTTGCCGCTTTGAGTATTGCCATGAAGGATAGCCCAGAGACATTCAAAATGGCTACATATGGCCTATCTATGATGCTAGCTGCATTTGGCGTCATGGGTGCGCTTACTAGCAAAGTTGAAACAAGCATTACATCTATTGCTATTCTAACGCTCGCTGTTGGTGGACTTGCAACAATCTTGGGATTGCTTGTTACTCTGGCGCCAAATCTTGGCCAAGCAATAGAAGCTGCTTCTGGTGTTACTGTACTGGCAGTTGGATTGTCTGTCATGGCAGCTGCATTGTCGAGTTCAGCAGTAGGCTTAATCGCACTAGGTTCTGGCGGAGTAGCATCCCTTACCGGTATCGGTATTGTTTTGCTAGCTCTTATTGGAGTATGCACAACACTTGGAATCGTCCTTGCTATCATTAATGGTCTAGACGTTCCCGATGATCTTCCGCAAAAATGCCTGACAATTTCTCAGGCGCTTGGAAACCTTATTGCAGGATTTGTTGCTGGTGGCATCGGAACATCTATAACGATCCTTGGTGAATCTATTAAAGCATTCAATGATTCTATGGCCAATGTGAAGTTTGACCAAGTTAGTTCCGGAATCAAGGCAGTGATTGCATTTGCTGGTGGATTAGCTATCGTGGCGACTGCTGGACTCTTTGAACGCTTTGTCGGCGCACCAGACCTTGAACAATTCAAAATGCAGTGTGGATTGCTAGGCCAGTCACTTACTGCTTATAGTCAGGGTCTTGTTGGATGTGATATAGATGCCATTACTGCATCTCTTCCCGCAGTAAATGCCCTCGTCGAGATTGCAAACACCATTCCGAAACAAGGCGGCCTCTTTAATCTCTTTACTGGAACTCAAAATCTTGCTGGTTTTGGCCTCCAGTTGGTTCTGTTTGGCACAGCATTAACTGGATATTCTCTTGCTGTTAAACTTTGTGACAATATAGCCATTGCGAATTCTCTGCCTGGTGCACGAGCTTTGGTTGAAATTGCAAACACGATTCCTGATTGGAGTATCTTTGGCTTCTTCTTTGGAACGAAAGATCTTATGCTATTTGGTACGCAGTTGGTAATGTTTGGCGATGCTATGGCCTCGTATGCTTGGAGCGTTAGCGGTATTGATTTCGGAGCAATGAACCAATCTATCGCTGGTGCACGAGCTTTGGTTGAAATTGCGAATTTGTTGCCCGATGATAGCATTCTGGCTCGGTTTGTTGGTAAGCAAAATCTCGATAATTTCGGTGAAACTATTTCTAAATTTGGCGGGCATATTGCTAAGTATTATCAGAATCTTTCTGGAATTCAGATAAATAATGCCGCTACGAACAATATCATTACTGATATGCGTCGATTGATTGCATTTCTCCCTGAGATTCAGGAAGTTAGTACGAAGACTCTTACTGAATTCAGCTCTGAAATTTCTAACTTTGGTTGGAATTTGTGGCAGTTCTTTTCTTATACTTCTCAGATTCAAGATCCGACACCACTTGACGTGCTTTGCCAGAATGTTGTGCAATCCATTACAGCACTTCGCGAGTATATTGAACAATTCCGTCAGGCAGGTCAAGACTGTGTTGCTGGATTCTTGGAAGGCGTCGCTGGCAATGAATCTCTTGAAACTGTTAAGACCAGTGGCGCTAATTTCGGTAACGCATTTCTGAACGGTTTCCGAAATGTCACCGGATGGCATTCTCCATGGACTGAGATGATTGCCGCTGGATGGGATGCCATTAAGGGTTTGTTCTTGCCGACCGAAAGCGAAGAAGCAAAAGCCCCTGGTGAAAATCTTGGTAGCAAAACCCTGGAGGGATATGATTCGGCAACCAATGGGAAGTTTGAAGAAAAGTCCGTCTTAGCTGCGACAGAACTAGCAAATGGCGCTATTGCAAATGGCGATAAGGCCGAATCTTCTGGTGCCTATATGGGTAGTCGTATGCTTCAGGGACTCGGTAAAGCTTTAGAGAATCCTGGAGCATATGTAAAAGAACAGATCAAAAAAGTTACTGGCGCCGTCGATGAATACGCTGATGTTAATAAAAACGATGGCCTTGCTGGGCTTTCCGGCCTCGGATTTGATACTAGTGAAACTGATTCTGCAGTTTCTGAGCTTACCAATAGTCTCACCAATACAATTACACAGGCGACCAATAATTCGTCTGGTGCATTCTCTGCTTCTGGCACGAAGGCTGCGGATACATTCTTAACAGCATTCGATTCGAAGCTTTCCGATCTTGATCTGGATCTTTCTACGATTGATTTGGAGAAAGAACTTTGGGAAGCAACGATTGGCAAGACTGCTTCTGAACAGGATAAGCAAGCCAAAGAAACAGAAGTCATTACCGAGAAGATCAAAATTCAAAATGAGAAAGTCGATCAAGCAAACCAGAAGTATGAGTATACTGTCAAGAAAATGGGCAAGACGAGCGAAGATGCTAAGAAGGCCTATCAGCAACTTTTGCAGGAACAAATCGATTTGGCTAATCTCATGGACAAGGTAAACAATACTCGTGAGACTGTCTCTGATAACTCGACTAATGCAATGGTTGCATACGCACAGTGGATTGGTGAATCTAAGGATGACCTTCTGAAACTTGGTTTCACAATGGAGCAAATTTCAGCGGCAGCTTCTGAACGTACTGGATATAATCTGAAAAACACAACAGAAACCATGACCGAGTCTGTAACAAATGCTGTTTCCACAGCAATGAATACAGTTTCCGATACCTATCTTGCTACGGCTGAGTCTACGCTTGGGGCACTCACTACCAATTTCGAGGGTTACGGTACGCAATATGCTACCTCTATCGGAGAAGGTATGAAGACGACTACTTCTGCTGTAACAGCTGGCGCGCAGGCTTTAACGGCTGCTGGTAAGAATCAGCTTACACAGGATTCTGGTCAGTGGTATGTACTTGGCCAGATGTGCGCAGAGGGCTTCAAGCAGGGTATTCTTTCAAAGAGCGAAGAAATTGCAACAGCTGCAAGAGAAGTTGCAGCAGCAGCTTTTACTGCGGTTCAGATAGAAGTTGATTCGCATTCTCCTTCTCGTAAGTTTATGTGGCTTGGCGAGATGTGCGGCCTTGGTATGTCAATTGGTTTTCAGAATATGGAGGGCGAGATCTCTCATTCTGCGACTCGTGTTTCTGAAGAGACGATTGCTGCTGCAAGAGATACTATCGGACAGCTTGCCGATATCATTGATACTGACCCGACGCTTTATCCGCAGATTGCTCCTGTTGTTGATTTGACGCATGTTCGCTCTGGGTTTAATAAACTCGGTTCGATGAAGACACCAGTTATTAGTACTTATGTAACCGGCGCTCGTGTAAATGCGGTTGCAAATTCTCTGAGCTCCCGTGAAAACGGTATGAAGCAACCGGTTCCGCAGAATAATCAAAATGGGCCTCAGGTTGTCGAGTTCGTGCAGAATAACTATTCTCCGAAATCTCTCAGCCGCTCCGAGATCTATCGCAATACTAACAATCAGTTTACTGCTTTCAAGGAGGCGATTTCTAAGGTATGATCAAGTCCATTACGGTAATCAATCCGAAGGGCGAATCTCTCGAGCTGGATCTCTTTCATCCTGAAAAATCGGGGCTGATTGTTAAGAGTATTACTGGCCTGGGACCCCCGAAAGCTAATATCAATTCAACGGATCTGGCCACGGCGGATGGGGCTCTTTACTCGTCCGCACGGGCCAGCACCCGTAATATTGTCTTCAATCTGCAGTTCATGTTTGCGCCGACGATTGAAGATATTCGACAGAAAACCTATAAGTACTTTCCTCTAAAAAAAGAAGTTACGATCCGCGTTGAAACTGACAACCGTTCTTTGGAAACGAAGGGCTATGTGGAGTCTAATATGCCGGATATTTTCTCTCGAGAGGAAAGCGCACAGATTTCGATTCTCTGTCTGGATCCATTTTTCTATGATCCTTACCCAAGTGTAACCCAGTTTGCAACAGTAACACCGAACTTTGAATTCCCCTGGTCTAATGAATCTTTAGAAGAGGATCTTATTGAGTTCGGCATTATCAATCTTGATACAAGATCCATTCTTGATTATCATGGGGACGTTGATACCGGTGTTCTCATTACAATCCATTCTCTTGGAAAAGTGACTGGACCGATTGTTGTGTACAATGTTGAGACGCACGAGTCTATCAAGATTGATTTGGACCGCATCAAGACGCTGATTGGACGAGAATATTCGAATGGTGATGACATCATCATTTCCACAGTGAGTGGAGATAAGTATGTGCAGATCTTGCATGATGGCAAGTACACCAATGCAATTTCTGCCATTGAAAAGCTTGCTGATTGGTTCCAAATTTCAGTTGGAAAAAACATCTTTAACTTTACGGTAAAAGAAGGCATTTCTAATATCGCAATGACATTCTCTTATCGAAATGCTTATGGAGGTATCTAATTATGGAATTCATGGTCTTGAATAAGAACTATGATGGCATCGCCATGATTGATACATTCACCTCGGCTATTTGGACAGTTCGGTATGATGAGGCCGGTGATTTCGAGATTTATACGCCTGTTCGGCTTGACTATATCCAAGTTATGCAGATCGGAAACTATCTTTGGAATCGAGATAGTGATCGGTTAATGGTCATCGAGACAGTTGAGATTGAAACTGATTCTGAGGAAGGCCCACAGCTAATTATTACTGGGAGAAGCCTTGAAAGCATTCTGGATCGACGCATTGTTACAAGCTCTCAAAATTTCTCTGGAAATTTGCAGAGTGTGCTCTTTGCAATTATTCAAAATGAGGTTATTTCTTCCGATGAAACAAGACAAATCCCAGGGTTCTCTTTAAAGGCCAACTCGGATTCTCGGATTACCAGCATCTCAATTTCAGAATTAAGCATTCGTGGCGAAAATGTCTATGATGTAGTCTGTAGTCTTTGCCAAGCAAATAAAGTCGGCTGGCGAATTCTTCCTAAAGGCACTGGTGGCTTCGAGTTCGAGCTTTATGTTGGCACCGATCGATCTTATGCACAGTCTGTAAATCCTTATGTCACATTCTCCCCATCTTTTGAAAACCTTTTGAATTCGAACTACATCAAATCTTTTAAGTCCTATAAGAATAGTATTTATGCTGTTGGAACTTATCAGAAAGAAGTTATTCTTCAAAATAAGTACAAAGATGACAACGGCGAATGGGTAGTTGAGGAACAGACAACTTACGAAGAAGCCGAGGTTGTTACTTGGCAGTATTCGGAAACGGCGACGCCAAGCGGGCTCGCTCGAAGAGAGATGTTCATTGACAACGGTGGTGTAAATGATGGTGAACAAGGTGGCGAATATGCTACCTGGAATGCTGTCAATAAAGAAAAAGCCATTGCAGAACTTGGCGAACATCAGACAACTACTGCTTTTGAAGGCGAACTGGAAGCAACCAGACAGTATATCTATGGAGAAGATTTCAACATAGGTGATATTGTTCAGGTCGAAAATGAATTCGGAATTACTGGTACGGTCTACATTTCTGAGATTGTATTTTCTCAGGATGTGAATGGTATCACGATTACTCCTACTTTTATGTCCACGGAGGACGAAACTATTGGGTAAAGGAGGTTCTTTATGGCTGTAACTTATGGCTTTTATAACTCGCTAAATAAGGATCGAGTTTACAATGCTGAGCAAATGAGTTCCATATTTAATGGAATTATTACAGATGGCGTGTTCGCATCTATCGGCGGATCTTTAATGCCGATTGCGGGAACCGGAATGCAGGTTGTTGTGAAGACTGGTAAGTGCTGGTTTAATAGCACTTGGACATTAAATGATGCGCTTCTTCCTTTGGATATTCCTGCGGCAGACGTGAGCCTTACTCGAATTGATGCCGTTGTTGTGGAGATTAATTCTGCGGTTAGTACGCGTGCAAATACCATTAAGGTGATTAAGGGTACTCCCTCGGCTAATCCTGCAAAACCTGCGTTGGTCAATACGGAGACTCTACATCAGTATGCACTTGGCTATGTAACTGTCGGTGCTGGCGTTACTAGTATCACTGCAGATAAGATCGAGGTAAATGTTGGTAAGACAACTTGCCCATTTATTACCTCTGTTCTTCAGCAGACTGATATTACTGCACTATTTAATCAGTGGGATGCGGAATTTAATACATGGTTTGCAAATATTCAGTCTCAGCTTTCTGGTGATATTGCGGCTAACCTTCAGAGGCAAATCGACGAGCTGAAAGACGCAAGAAACATTAAGATCAGTAGTGAATGCGCCAATATTTTGAATATTGATTCTAATAGTAGCGTAGACGATGGCCTTAAAAGTCTTGGAATTAAAACCAATATGCTTGTTCAAGGATCTGCAACCTTAAAGCTAAAAGTCGTTGACAGATCTGGAAAACCGGTTTCAGGTGTTCAAATCGCGAATGTGTTTCCAATAAATTCTGGGGATACGACTCTGACGAATGATAATGGCGAGCTTACTGCATATATAAATGGGCATGGAGCAACTATCTCCATTTCCGGATATGGTGATATTCAAGATGCATCCATGGAAATTTCTGCTAATCCAGGAGATACCATTTCAAGAACTTTGACAGTTACACGTAGAAATTTCTTAAAAATAACAAAGAGTCAGAACATCAGGTTCTCACCAAATTGCCAATCGATTGACTTTGCGCTCGGTGGTGCTGGTGGTGGTGGAAGCAAGTATGTAAATGCAAGAGAACTTTATCAGTATTTATATCATGCTGGCGGATATGCTGGTGGTGGTGCTGGTGGCGGCGGCGGATATGTTACTGAAAAAAAATCCGTTAGTATTTTGCCAAATCATGATTATCCGGTTATAATTGGTGCTGGTGGCACTGGTGGTGGAACATTATCCTCAACCATAGATCCGAATGGAGTTGGTGGTGATGGCGGTATCAGCTCTTTTTTAGGAAACAATGCTGAGGGTGGAAAACATCCTACTTATCAGAGTAAAGTATTGGTTGATTCCGATGATCCAAAAAGTACATACATTGATAAATATGTGGGCGGTGTTGGCAATGGTTCTGGCGCAAATTCTAGAGATTATGTAAACTCTAATAGTGTAAATATATATCCTGGATTGGCTGGAACTCAAAAAATATATGCATCATTTACCACAGATACGTTATACGGCGGTGGTGGTGGCGGTGGTGCCGCCATAGGTCTTGCAATTAGTAATTGTAATGGTGGAGTCGGCGGTAATCCTGGTGGTGGTGCTGGTGGCGCAAATACTTTACAAGGTAGTACAAATGCTTCTGACAATCCTGGCGCGCAAGGCATCAACAACCTTGGCGGTGGTGGTGGTGGTGGTGCCTGTTCGTATGGACGTTTTGGAGCAACAAGTGCAACAGGCGGTCGTGGAGGAAATGGTGTCCTTACCATTCGTATGCATTTGGCTGTTAGTTAAGGTGGTGTAATCATGTACTGTATTGTTGAAAATGGGATCATAGTAAACATTATAGTGAGCGATAAGACCTTTGCGGACAGTATTGGCGCATTGGAATCTTATGATGGAGCCGCTATAGGAAGTAAATATGACCCTCCAATTCCAGTTAGCAGACTCGACAAAATAGAAGCACAGGTCGCCTATACTGCCATGATGACCGATACATTGATCGGAGGTCAAAATGAAGGATAAGATTGCACTTTGGTATGCACAGAGACTTTGGACTTCAAATATGGTTCAAAATGCTGTTGAAAAGAAAATTTTGACACAGGATGAAGCTGACAAGATCCTTTTGAAGAAAACCTAATATGAACTCGATATGGGTTTCATATATAAAAATTGAAAAGGAGAAACACTATGGAAAAAAAGTTCGAACAGATCATCAACGAAGGCAAGAGAACCGGCAAAACGACAACTGAGATCAATGCCGAATTGAAAGCCGCCGGTGCAAATTTCCATCTGGATTTCGAGGGGGCTGTTTCTGGATGGTCCGAAAAAGAAATGGAGGAGGGCTTTATCCCTGCAAAGGAAGAGCCTAAAAATACCAGCAGCACTTTGAATTTGAGTCGCGATGTCAAGCTGGCAAACAAAACTCAGATTCAGGAACTGGCTGGGACCAAGGTTGCAATTACCTACGATAAGGATGGTTATGTAAAGACAATCGCTCGCGTTGATTAACTAATCGGCCAACACGAACATCTGAAAACAAACATAAGGAGACGTTACTATGGAACAAAACCAATGGTTCAATACAGGTAGTCCAGCTCCTATGAATGACAGACAAGCGTTCGAAGCAGGCTGGACGGCTGCTCAAAGACAGATGGCATATTCTCCGCAAGCGCCTCAAATCAATGAGCGTATCTTTCAGCAAACTCCTCAGCAGACTCCTCCTCCGAGACCAACATATCTCCCAGGTCGAGTCGTGAATTCCCCAGATGATATTCGGGCATCTGAGATTCCTATGGATGGTACTGTTGCAGTATTCCCGTCTTCGGATTACTCTCATGTAATCTTAAAGGCTTGGAATAGCAATGGCTCCATTCAGACAGAAATCTATCAGCGCATGAACCCCAATGCAGAGCCTGCGCCTGACCCGAGATTTGAGGAATTCAAAATGGCTTTAAATGAGAGGCTGGACAAGCTCGAAAAGATGCTTACGTCCTCTCAGCAAAATCAAAAGTCCTCACGTACTACCAAGCAATCCGTTGAAGAGGAGGCAAAACATGAATAATCCTATTATGGCTCTTGCCCAGATGGCGATGAATCGAATTTCCTCCGATCCGAGTTTTCAGAAAAATCCTCAGGCACGAGCTTTCATGGACATCATGCAACGAGGAGATATTGCCCAGGGACAGCAGATGGCGAAAAACCTTTGTCAGTCTTTTGGCGTATCTGAGCAGGAAGCTCTTCAGCAAGCAAAGTCGTTTTTTAGAATCCCGTAATTGAAATCGTACACTGCGAGTTGATTCCGGGGAGCGCGCGGCCTTAGATGAAACTCGTTTTGTAAAATATTTTATTTTTCAAGGAGGATCATTCTATATTCAACATGAGCGCACCGAGTTTGGCCGATATTGCGGCCGTAACCAGAAACAACAACGGCGATGATGGCTGGGGCGGAAACAATGGCTGGTGGATTCTGATCATTCTGTTTGCACTGTTTGGCTGGGGCAGAGGCGGATATGGCGCTGGTGGCGGTGATTGCCAGTGCGCTACTGCTGGCGATATTCAGCGTGGCTTTGATACCTCCGGTATTATCAGCAAGCTCGATGGCATCAATAGCGGTATCTGCTCTCTTGGCTATGATCAGCTTGCCCAGATGAACACGATCAATCAGAATATCTCTACGACTGGGTTTGGAATCCAGAATGCGCTTACCCAGATGGGTATCGCAAACATGCAGGACACTAACGCACTTTCCCGGCAGTTGGCCGATTGCTGCTGCGAGAATCGTCAGTCTATCGCACAGGTGCGGTATGATATGGCGACTGACGCATGCGCAATTAAGACTGCCATTCACGAAGTTGGTCAGCAGATTGTTCAGAACGACAACGCGAATTTCCGCGCTCTGTCCGATCGTCTGACCCAGCAGGAGATCGACCGGTTGAAGGCCCAGCTCGCCGACAAGGATCTCCTGATCAATCAGCTGAACCTGGGTATTTCCCAGCGTAATCAGACTGAGAACATTGTCTCCCAGTTGAAGGGTAATTGCGGCTGCAACTACAACTGCAATTAACTGTGCTGAGGCGGGCTCTCTTCGGAGGGCCCCTCTCAAAAATTCAAAATGAGTGAAATGGAGGTATATTTCGATGATTAAGCTCACGAATCTTACTGCTCAGACGGTACAGCCTGGCCAGTCTGTTACCTTCTCCACGATTGTGAAGAGGAGCGGCTGTGCGGAATGCTTCCGCCTTGGAACCGGTAGCGTAAAGCTTTGCAAGCGCCCGGCATGCTATGAGGCCTTCTTCCAAGCAAATGTAACGACTGAGGCCGTTGGCGTGGCACAACTTTCTTTTGCAATTGGTGGAGATACTCTGCCCGAATCCACGATGGTTCGCCAGATTACTACCGCAAATGCATTCGATAGCATCACTATCTCTGATCTGATCTCTGTCAACTGCTGTGACTTTGATCGCTTGACTGTCATCAATACTGGTGCTGTTCCTGTGGTCATCTCTACGAATCCTCTCTTGTATATCAAGAGAGTATCTTAAGGGGGTGCAGTTATGGCGAACTACGATATTTGCATGATGCGTGAAAAACTCATGAGTTGGACCAAAGAGGCCATGAGTGGCAATCCGTCCGAAATCAATGCACAGGAACTTGGAGAAGTCGTCGATATGATCAAGGATACTTATGAAATGGAGTATTATTGTGCCAAACGTAAGTATTATGAAGAGAAGATTGGCGTTATGGAGGATCATGAGGGCGACGAACGATTCAAAATGGGTCGTTCCGGCATGATGCGTGTCCTTCCTGAGATGGACCGTCGTTGGGATCCTGATGAGTATGATGTATATGCTCGGATGGGTTATTCTGGCCGCCATGCGACTACCAGCGAAATGGGTCGAAATTGGGATAAGTATCTCGATGCCAGACGGCACTACAATGCTACGAAGTCTGATGCAGATCGGATGGAAATGTCCACAAGTGCAAAAATGCACATTGGGGAGACAATTGCTACACTACGTGATATGTGGCATGATGCCGACCCCGACCTGAGGGAGAAGATGAAGAAAGATTTCTCCGCTTTACTTCAGGAAATGAACTAACAGCCAAGTCATGGATAGTTTCTTTGTGAATGGGTATCTATGGCGTATCAAACGAGTCCCATATGCAAGTCCGATGTTGATCGAGAAGACAGGTACGCGAACCGTCGCTACAACTGACCCGATAACTCGAACTGTGTATTTGCTCGATACGTTAGAAGGAAGCTTTTTCACGACAGTGCTATTGCATGAACTTGGCCATGTAGTCATGTTTAGCTACGGGCTGCTCGATGATGTTCACCGGGCAGTCCCGCGGCATTTATGGATTGATGCTGAGGAATGGGTCTGTAATTTTATTGCAGATTATGGGCTTCAGATCTTCCAGATAGCAAGCACTGTATTGGGTGAAGAAGCCTGGTCATTCATTCCTTATGAACTGGAGCGACTGGTTGTGTGAGGAGTGTCTCTTTATGAACCCGTATATTCAGATGTTCTTTACTATTTTGGCGTCTGTCCTCGCTTCAGGTGGCTTTTGGACTTTGATTCAGATGCACATTAATAAAAAAGACGCCAAAACAAGATTGCTGGTAGGCCTTGCTCATGATCGTATTGTAGAACTTGGTATGCAATACATTGAGCGGGGTTACATATACCAGGATGAGTATGAAAATCTCAATGACTATCTGTTTAACCCATATGAAAAGGCGGGTGGAAACGGATCAGCCAAACGAGTCATGGATGTTGTTCGCACACTACCCATGAAACCAAATCCTAATAAATGAGGTGTTCAAAATGACTCTAAGTAACAAAGTGTATGATACACTGAAATGGATCGCTCAGATCTTGCTTCCCGGATTAGGTACGCTTTATTTTGCCATCTCGGGGATTTGGGGCCTTCCCTATTGCGAACAAGTTGTAGGTACGCTTTCTGCAATCACCGTGTTCATTGGCATGCTGCTTGGGCTGAGCGCTGCTAAGTATCCTGGTGATGGCACAATCAAAATGCAGGGCGCTACTTATAAAACAAAGCTTTCTATCCCTATGGATGAACTGACCGAAAAGAAAAAGGTTATTCTCAAAGTTGAGGATGGCGATAAGAAATGACACCCTCTCTCTTCTTCGCATTTGGCCTTGGCTTCTTGGCAGCCATTTTCATTTGCATCTTGGTTATATTCGCCTGCCGAAAAAAGATATTCAGTTTTCTGAATAAACGATTCAAATCGATTACTCGGTGGCTTTTTATAACTGGTCAATTCTTTGCTCTTATTTGGGTCAGTACATCCTATATTCTTGCTGCATATGCCACATTTGTTCTTGGCCAGCCGTTCCCGATCGAAACTTTATCCGAACAGGCAATTGTAGTTTTGCTAGGGACGCTTTCTGCCAAAGTTATCGAGAATATTTTCGAACATAATAATGGTGGGATATTTGGGAAGAATAATTCGGTGAATGATAGCGAGACCACAGAGTAGAAAGCATCTAAGAGGGGACCGTGAATATATCATGGTCTCTTCTTTTTTCGCGTATATTTCATACTCCTTTACGGAGGTGAACTTTAATGACAAAACAAGAGCGAATAGATTTACTATCTGACTTCAAAGAGATGACACCACCTGAGATGGTTTATGCTCAAACATATGGGATTTTTAAAAGCATGGCTAAGAATTTAGCCGATGCAAATGCTCCAGGTGCAAAAGAATTTCAAGATGTGGTCAAGATGATGTCAAAACATTGTAAAACAAAAGAGACTCTTGCAAAAATCTTTAGACCTACCAAATGATTAGGGGGCTTTCGAGCCCTCTCTTCTTTCTTTTTCGCGTAAAAAACATACCATATTATGGAATAGAAAGACAACTAAAATAACATATTTTAAAGGAGAATTATTATGAAAAAGGTTATTACTATTCTGGGTATGGTTATGGTTATCACTGTAAGCGCTATTGGCGTAATTACTATGATGAATAACAATCACGATAAAGCTAAGATGGCTGGTGTTGATGCCACTGTCGTAGCCGAGTTGGAAAAGGCGTATGCAAAACATGCAAATGATGAAAACCTGTTTCATGAGCAGATTGCTCGTGCAGAACTGAGTGATATCAATGCAGAGGGTTGCTATGATAATCCTTGGTACAACTTCGAGGTCTATGATACGGATGGAAATCGCATTGGCTGGGGCGGCATGCATCGTAATTGCGTATTCGAATTGGTGAACTTCTAAAATAGACTTACGGGGAAAGCATGGCCTTTCCCTTTTCGCGAAAATTTCAAGGTAGTTTATGGAAAGAAAATAAATTTTATGGAGGTATTCTTATGACTACTTTGGAAAGATTTGTGACTATGCTTAGCATTAGTTTGATTATTGCTGGTATGATTGGTATCCATTATTATATGGGTATCGGTTCTGCAGTAGTATTTGGACTTGGCGTGGCATGCATGACCTTGACAATCAACATTGAGAATATTAAAAAAGACTTTCTTGAGATCGAGGCTTAATGGCCTCTTTCTCTTTTCGCGTATATTTCATATCCCTTTATGGAGGTGTATGATATGAATATTTTATCTGCAATTTTCGGATTTGGAGCGTGCATTGCGATCATCGGTTTTATTGCCTGGATGATTGTTGACGCATTACGAGTGGTTAAATACGGATTGGTAGACGATGATATTTATAATGAGGATGAGGATTAACGTATCCTCTCCTTTTGTTTTCGCGATATTATCTTCATCTATTATGGAGAGAAACTCTACATTATATTTATGGAGGTATTATCATGGGTATTAAGAACGAGGGCACTTTGAAGAGAAGCTGGTTTGTGTTGACAGACGAGGCTTATAAGTTCAGCGGAATTACTGAGGACTATGGATATCCGATCTCTAGCTACAATGGCATTGCCATCGGTCTAGATGATTGGAATACAGAAAGCCTTCAGGGAATCACTGGATTCAGGATCTCAGTCACTAGACGAGAGCTAGTAGAACTTCTGAAAGATTTCAAGGAAACGTATCCCGATGCTCACATTATAGTATTGAGAAGTTAACTCTGCAAAGCAGGAGGCTGTAATAATGGCCTCTTAGCTTTTTCGCGATATTTTCAAGGTAGTTTATGGAAAGGAGGAATTCTGTTATGTTTAACGATTTTAAGAGGGGTTTCTGGTATTCTATCGGAGCGATTGTTGGAGTGATCACACTTCAGACACTTGCTGATAGAGTTATTCCGGAAATTGCCGCGAAGATGAAAAACAAAGAGGACGATATGGAAGAGTCTAACTAACTATTTGGAGAGACTGATCATGGTCTCTCCTCTTTCTGGAGGTAAATATGGACACTATTTTTGTAACTGAGAGATTAATTCTACATGCTGAAAAAGAACAACTGCTCGGTATCTCATTTTGGGATGAACTTAGCTCAGATTGTTGCAAACTTCATACACAGACTTTGTCAGAACCTGTCCCAATCGAAAATCTCAAGAATGCTATAGATCTCTACATGGAGGATGATGAAAAAGAAATAAATGAGAAAAACATAGAACTCGCAAGAGATTGGGTCGCACGAGAGTTATCATATTGTATTCTGACTGGCTGGTCCGTTGAGTTTTGCTCACTTAATGGTGGTGCGGATCTTAAGATTCAGATTTCAAAATGCGGAAAAAGCAGCTATCAAATCATTCCAGTTTCGACCACTGCCCAATTCTACATGAAAATATGGGAAGTCATGAGTAGTCTTCGACAAGACATTATGAATAATTTTCCAAACCTTGAGCAAGAATACTAAATATGGAGGAAATAATATGTTTAAAGCATTAAAATGTGATCGATGCGGCAAATTCTTTGAACACAAAGATATGGAAGAGAAGTATGGCAACCGCGAACATGTCTATTATATGCGTACTAGTTTTTTTGATGCGCCAAATTCTAATATAGATCTTTGCCCGGAATGCTATGGAAAACTTGAAAAATGGATGGAGGCGAATGAAATTGATTCTTGAGATTTTGTTGGTCGGCGCAACCATGATTCTTTGTACGGTTGCTGGATATATCATCGGCGTGAACGCAACAACAAAAACTTTAAAATTTGTAGGGACGCTTAATGTTGCTCATGATACTGATGGCGAAAAGTATACAAGTTTGGTGATCAATAAGCAGAACTCCGAATTTATGGATGACGAATCCGTTAAATATATCTTAATGAATGTAAGTCATATTTATGCGGAGAAACAAGAGGTTAAAACGCCATGACAGATCGAGAACAAAAAATCATAAACAATATGAATTTGGTTCATTACATTGTCCATAAACATTTTCCACAATATACAGCCAATCAAGATGTTATTCAAAATGGATATATTGGGCTAATCAAAGCGGTTGATTCATTTGACGAATCTATGGGGAACACGTTCTCAACATACGCAACAAGGTGCATATTTAATGAAATTCTCATGGACTTACGAAGGCAGAATAAATATGCAAAAGATATTTCGCTTCATACGGTTCTTGCAAATAGTGATAGGCGAGATGACCCTCTCACAATTGAGGATATTCTTGTTTACGAGGATGATTATACTTCAATGTATATTCAAGAATTTGTTCGATGCCTTGATGAACGAGAAATTACAGTGCTTAAATATTTAATGGACGGAAAGACTCAAGCATATGCAAGCAATCAATTAGGGATGACGCGATCCAACATTTGTCGAATTGTAAAAGTCATGCGGTCAAAATGGAAAGAATGCTACTATAAAGGAGGCAATTATGAATCTTAACGAACTGCGAGAAGCTATGGCATCTGATGCAACAAAGGAAAATGCAAGCTTAAAGGAAGAAAATGCACGTCTGCGTCAGATGATAGAAAATCTCAGAAGAAACTATACGGATGATACGAATTCCTTAAAGGAAGATTGCCGCGCATTGAGCAATCGGTGTTTTGCATTAACACATGGGGCTATGTGCTGTTTTTGCGGGCTCGAGCGATATAAATGTTCACATGCATTAACTGATATGGAAAAAGTCGAACGCGGAAAGAAATGGATGGAGGAATCTAAAAATGCTGAAAATTGAAAACCATGTAAAAAGAGGAAGACCTCCTAAAGATAATAAGCGAGATGTTGTATTCAAAATTCGATTAACCGCAGAAGAGCACCAGATGCTTACAGAGATTAGTAAACAAATGAAGTTGACAAAATCTGCTGTGATTCGTAAGGGAATATTTGCCTACTATGAAAAGGAGAAAAAAAATGCTGAAAATTGAAAAAACTGAAATTTATGGTTGGGAAGCAGCGCTTCGTGGTATGAGAAACCCTAAGAATTCTTGGGATCGAAGTGATACCGTCATGAAGTCAACGGTCCTCAAGGCTGAGGAAATTGCTTCTGGTGTTACCGTATATAATCAGGAATATTGTGCACCATATCCAGTCATCGGACCGAATGATCTGAAGCTTGCTATGCAGCTTCGAAATGCCGGCCCCGAACATGCTAAATTTCTTCGTATGATCGCAGTCACATGCGACATCACAGGACCTTTATATTGGTGGAAGGAATTCGACACGTATAAGGTTGGCACAGTAGCAAACTCCTGCTCTACCATGCATAAAATTGCAGATAAGGAATTTACGCTCGATGATTTTAGTCATGAGCATTTGGATGATATTTGGAAATATGAGCCGGATATTCAAAATATGGCTCCGGTAATCGGATTCGAAACTCATACGGACAGGATTACTAATTATCTTCTTGGTCCTGATGATATTTTGAATCTTACAATCAAAATGCTCAACAGATGCCGTAATCTTTATAATGATACAAAAGACAAAAAATACTGGTGGCAGATGATTCAGCTTCTTCCGAGTTCCTATAATCAGAAGCGAACTGTATTTCTGAACTATTGGGTTCTTGCAAATATCTATCATCAGAGACAGCATCATAAGCAGGACGAATGGCGTATTACGTTCTGTGATTGGATCAAATCTCTGCCGTATTCCAATCTAATTATAGGAGATGAATCAAAATGAAGATTAAACATATTTTCATTGTATTCGCGATCGCATGTTTCTTTCTGACTGGGTGCAATTCCAAACCTACTGAGAACCCGGGTCAAAATGAGCCTTTAGAAGAGTTTTCCGAGGTAGTTGAGGATACTGAGCCAGATATTGATCCGAAACTGTATGAAACGCTCAATGCATATGAGGAGTATGTAGATTCCTATTGTGAATTTATGAAGGCTTATATGCAGGCAGACGTTGAGACACAGTTGAAATTTGCAGATAAATATGTAAAGTTCAACCAGAAGATTATGGATGCTCAGAATATGCTCAATGAGGCTTTAAATGATCCAGACACACTCACCAAGGATGAGTATAATTACATTATTGAGGTCCAAACAAGAGTCGCCGCCAAATTACTTGCGGCTGCAAATGACGGATTAAATGCAGACCAGGAGATAACTGATGAAAAATAAAATTCAAAAAAAGAAATTTGGAATCGATATTCATATCAACATTACGCAAGAGCATGGGTATTGGGTCGCTTATATTAATGGCGAAGAATATTGCACTGGTGACACCTATTTGGAAGTTGTCCAGGAACTGACAGAGGACGGATATTTATGAAGGTGAAAAAAGCTGGAAAAATCGTACTTGGTGCAGATCTAACTAGAGAGGAACAAGAAGCTCTCAATATGGAGATTCAAAAATCCATTAAAGAGTATGACCGAAATAATACGGACGAGATTGACGCTATGATTCTTTGGAATCTGCATTTGATCTTTGGGTTTGGCGAGAAGCGTTTGATGGAATTCTACAACAATTTTAGTAAAGACCTTCATGCTATGTGTGAACGCTATGAGCTTACTGACCGAGAAGATGAACTGTGGCTTTGCACGCACAAACTAAAAGAAAAATTCGGGATTGATATTCATAAACTGAATGATCAGTTTCGAAATTCGTGAAAAAATCTGCCTCCTTTATGGAAAGATCTATATTTTAGGAGGTATGTTTATGAAACAGTTATATCTTTATGGAATTGGCAGAGCTGAAGACGGTTTTCGTGTCGTCAGGTACTGCGAAATTGATCAGTCCGATCTATCGGCGCTTACATTGCGTTATGAAGCAACCGAGATGCTGATGCGTTACAAAAGCATCAAACGCTTCTTCGTAATAGATAACCGACCGGGATTGGCAAGACTTTGCGCGCAGTCGATCAAGTCACGAGACATTGAGAAAGCTTTGATATTCCTGGATATTCTGGAAAAACAAGGTCTAGAAATTAAGGTCTAAACAAAGATGAGGTTCGGTCAAAATGACTGGGCCTCTTCTTTTCGTCGTGAGAAAAACATGTTGTATTATGGACGGAAGTCTAATACTTTATTGGAGGTCAAAATGATGAGTGCATTTATGTTGGATCGCATGATCCAGAAAAAGACCAAAGAATTGAGGCAGGCTGAGACAGAGAATGAGCGAAATGAGTGCATCAACGAACTTGATCAATTGATCGCGTTACGGAAAGATTTGAAGGAAGCTACTGGTGATAGTTTCATTCAGATTGCAACGTTGGGCGTAACTGTTATTGGGATCGTGGCACCGTTGGTCGTGAATACTCGGTTGATTCGAGACTGTATTCAATTCGAGGATACTGGAGCATGGTCGCATCCGACGGCAAGAAATCTCGTTGGGAAGATCAAATTGGGTAAATGACAAGTCTGGCTAGGAGGTTTATCAAGGCCTCTTAGCCTTTATATTTGAGGTGAAACATGGTTCAAAGATACATCAAAAAGACCCCTGTTGTCGAGGCGGTTCGATGGACAGGTTATAATTTCGATGAGATTCAGGATTTTGTCGGGGCCGGAAATGCTAAATTTATGAGAGAAACTAATCCACCGGAAATCTATATTATAACCGAATATCAGGCCCTTCATCCAGGAATCGGAGATTATATAGTTAAGAATTCTTATGGCAGTTTTGATACTTATACAAAAAGCTATTTTGAACAGTCATTTGAGGAGGCCTAATGATGAACACAAAATACATGATGAAAAAAAGCGGTAGATTTTTGAAGAAGCATCTTCCAGAAATCCTTACGATCGCATCGACTATTGGCGTTGGTGCAAGCATCTATTTAACTCGAAAAGCAACAAAAGCTGAGCAAATCCTTCAAAATGAGGGTAATTTGGAGGCAATGGAGCCAATAGAAAAGGTTAAAGCTTATGCGAGTATCTATTGGCCTGTTGCTATCGTCTCCAGCGCCTCCATCGGATGCATGTGGTGTGCTCATATCCTCGATAAACGTACTCAATCCCAGCTATTGAGTGCTTATATGGCTCTTGGACAGGCTTACGAACGATATAAGGAAGTCGTCCGTAACAATGTTGACCAAGAGACCTATTGCAAGATCCAGGAAGAGTATGAAGCTGAGATGAAGGCAGATAGAGAGCTTCCGAGGGATACCGACGAACAGCTTTTGTTCTATCTGCCATTCTATAATAAGTACTTTAATCGCACAATGAAGGAGGTCATCGATGCAGAATACCAAGTTAATCGGGAATTCGCACTTGCAGGGTACGCTAGTTTCAACACGCTCCTTGACGCCCTTGGAATCTACCCGATTGTTGGAGGCGATGATATTGGCTGGTCGCAGGACGCAGGTGTTGCCTTCTATGGCTATGGCTGGATCGAATTCGAGCACAGACTACAGACCACTGATGATGGATTGGAGTGCTACTACATAGACATGCCCTTTCTCCCGACTGAAGATTACCAAGATTACGGTATTGGTCAAATTATAAGTTGATCGCGAAAAAATCCTCTTAGTTTATGGAGAGAAATCCAAATTCATATTTTAGGAGGATTTGAATATGTTTAAGAAGCTGAAGGAATTCGGAGATAAGCCTATTACTTGGAAGGCATATGGAAAACTTTGCGGCATCTGTGCATTGATCTCAATTGTTGAGATTGCCGGATGGTACATTGCTATGACATATGATGTCAAGGATTGGGTTTGCGAAAAGTTCTGGAAAATTAAGCATAAGCTGATGTTCTGGAAAAAAGAAGAGGGCTAATCTGCAGGAGATGAGATCTATCAGGGTCTCTCTCCTTTCGCGGATATTTCTGCTTCCTTTATGGAAAGGAGTGATAATATGATCACATTGGCGGCGTTGATTATCACATTGATTATTTTGGCAATTATAGCGGTGATCGTGTTCCTTATTGGAGGCACGGCATTCCTGCTAACATTTGGTGATGTAATCGTTGCGATATTCATCATTAGTTTGATCGTAAAGCATTTCTTGAAAAAGAAAAAGAAGAACTAAAGGGCTTTCGGGCCCTTTCTTCTTTATATTTTCGTGAAAAAATCGTATCCTTTTATGGAGGTGATGAAAATGTTTGTTAGCAATCCATATATTCGAGATCTATGCTGGGTTATCGGATTATCGATTGGCGTATTAGCATGGTTCATCATTAGTAAGAGGTCTTCATGACCTCTTCATTTCGCGATATTTTCATCCTCTATTATGGAAAGGAAAGACAATAAAAAATAATGAAAATATAAAGGAGAATGAATTATGTTACACATTGCTATGGAAATTATGGTTGCTGCTATTGGTGGCTTTGCCATGGTTAGCCTGATCAGTGGTTTCATGCATGAGTTCGGTAAGTTCATTATCGAGTCTAACGAAACCGTGGTAGAGGACTGCAGTCAGATTTGATTGTAGTCTTCTCCTTTTATATTTTCATAGCAATCGCGACAAAATCGTATTCCTTTATGGAGGTGAATCAAAATGAGTGAGAAACTGGACGGAATGAAGATTGCGAAGATCGCCGCAGCGGCATTTATCGCTGTGGGAACAATCGCAAAAGCAACGTTGGATTTCGTAACAAATCAGAATGAGATCCGCAACAACAAGGAGGAGCGTTAACACGCTCTTCCATTTTTAAAAAGGAGAAAGATCAGAATGAAGCTAACTAAGCTGAAAGAATTCGCAAACATGGGCATGGCTTTCGCATCTGAACATAGAACAAGTCTTATGGTCGGCGGAGGTATTGCCGGTTTTGTAATCGCTGGCGTAACTGCAGTTCGTGTAACGCCCAAGGCAAGCATGCTCTTGGAGGAACGCAAATGCAAGAAACATGATGAATATTTGCAGGATAATGAGAAGAATCCTGCTTTGACGATCAAGGACTATATTCAGGTGACCTGGAAATATTATCTACCACCTATTGCTTTAGCCGGTGTTTCTGCGGGTATGATTATATTTGCACATAATGTCGATAAGAAGCAGAATGCAGCACTCGCGGCAGCCTATGCACTTTCCGAATCTCGTCTTAAGGAGTATTCTGAGAAGGTGATCGAGACTGTTGGCGAAAAGAAAGAAAAAGAGGTCCGAGAAGCAATCGACAAGGATCGTGTTCATAATAATCCGCCGGTCGATGGAGAAATTATCAGCACTGGCCAGGGCGATACATTGTGTATGGACGCTTGGAATGGCCGATATTTCTATTCCGACATCGAGGTTCTGCGTAGAGCGGCGGTAGATCTGAGCCGGGCTGTTTTGAATGACGAGACAGTTACACTCAACGACTTCTATGATCGAATCAATCTACCGATGACAAAGAACGGAGATTTCTTCGCTTGGGAGATTGGTAGTCATCATGAGATGATCGAGTTGAGCTTCAGTTCCCAGCTGGATTTCAAAAAGCGGCCTATTTTGGTGATGGACTTTAAATACGCACCAACGTATTGTGATCGAGAGCCCTGGTAATTCGGGGCTCGCGTTATTTTCAGGCTCCTTTATGGAAAGGAGTTGATCTATATGATCATTATTCGGAAACCAAGAAGAAAAGGTTGGCAAGCTATGATGAGCGGCTATCTTATGGTTGCATATCATGCATTCGAATTAGCGGACATTCATCAAAGATATAGAAATACTGATGGAATGTATGAGGCTGTACTAAAGGGTAGTCAAAATCTACATCGAGCAGCTAAAGCTGGTGGATTCTTCAAAGTTGAAGATATGTTCAAGTGGATTGAACGAGAATATTCTAAGCAGAAGAGGTCTTAACGGCCTCTTCTCTTTCGCGAAAAATTCACTTTGTATTATGGAGTAGAAATACCCAAAAACTATATTTATAGGAGGAAATAAAAATGGACGAGAATATGGTTATGGAGAACACTGAGGTTACCGAGCCCGAAGAGGCTATGGTTCCTGAGGAGACCGCAGAAGACTGCGGCTGCACTTGCGAAAGCGGTAGCGGCTTTGGTTCTGGTATGGTTGGCGGTGCTGTTGCGACAGGTTTGATCCTGGGCGGAATTGCGCTGGTCAAGAAGATCAAAGCAAAGCGTGCTGCTAAGAAGGCAGCTAAGGAAGCTGCGGAAGCTCAGGCCATCGATACGGACGAAGCCGAGGAGTAAACCATCGTCAGATCTAACTATGAAGAGTTAGGGAGTCTACAAGGGATGGGATCTATCATGGTCTCTCCCTTTATTCTTTAAGGAGCTTTTATGTTCACAATGATTAGGCTTATGCGAGAAACTAATAAGGCAATTCAAGAGGGATTGATTGGAAATCCTCAAAATCGAATTTATACCGGGATTGTATTTCTAAGTTTTGGTATCGGACTCGGGCTGTCCGGTATTGCACAAATCAAGATGGAGGGTCAAAATGGAACAGTATCCGAGTAATACTTTGAAAGAGCGGAACAAACAAGCTCAGAAAAAAGAGAAACCTGATCTGAAATGCGTTGTCAGCGGAAAAACCAAGCCTGTTCCGCAAAGCTTTTGGTCTAAGGTGTTTGTCGGCATTAAACCGGCATCTGGTCAGACCATGAAAGGCTTCATTTTCGACGAGATTGTAACACCACTGATTCAGCGAGCAGTTATTGAAGGCGTTACTGGCGCTATCAATTATCTTGTAAAAGGTGATGCATATGCTGACCGAAAAAATAACAACTCCTTCGGGAAAAGCTATATCAACTACAATGGAATCTCGAGTGGAAAATCAAATGGCAATGGGAGTCAATACGTCTATTCTGGAAAGAACTCCGGAATGGAAATCGAGAATGTCTGGTTCGAGTCTCGAGTTGACGCCCAGAGGGTTCTTGATGAAATGCAAAGCGTAATTGCCGGCTACGATATTCTGACGGTTAATGGTTTCTATGACATCATTGGTCGTACGAATATTATTGACCCCAGCAATGAGAAGTTTGGTTGGAGCGACCTTAGAAACGCATATATTACGGCATCTCGGGGTGGTTGGGTAATTCATCTGCCGCATCCGATGCCCATTGACTAACATTTATATTTGAATAAAGGAGAAAAATCATGAAAAAAACTGAACTGGTAACTAAAGCTGGCCAGATCCTTGTAAAGACCAAGCTTGGCATCAAGAAGCATTCCCCCGAAATTCTTGTTGTGACAGGCATCGGCACAGGGATCGTTGCGGCTATTATTGCATGCAAGCAGACGATCAAAGCGAACGACATCGTTGCCGTGGCGCGAGAGAATTTGCAGCACATCGAGAATGCGAAGGAGCTCGCTGCAAACAATGAGGTCGAGTATACTGAAGAAGATGAGCAGGCAGATCGTGAAACTATTGGCAAGCAAATCGCTATCGGTATGGTGAAAACTTATGCACTTCCTGTTGGCCTGGGCATTCTTTCCATCACTTGCATTCTGGCTGGGCATCATATTTTGAAGAAACGAAATGTGGCTCTGGCCGCTGCATATTCTGCGCTGAGCACCGACTTCATGAATTATCGTAAGCGTGTTGTCGACAAGTATGGAAAAGATGTTGACTTCATGCTAAAAAATGGTCTTGAAAAGCAGATCGTTGCAAATCAAGTTGTCGACCCTGAAACTGGAGAAGTGAAGGAAACTAAGGAAGAGGTTCTGACTTATAACGGTGACAAGCTGAGCCAGTACGCTCGAGTCTTTGACGAAGTTGGCTCTACCCAATGGACACCCTCTGCAGATCATAACCGTGCATTTCTCTTAATGGAGCAGAACTACTTCAATGAAAGAATTCGCACTCGTGGCTATATCTTCCTGAACGAGGTGTACGAACGTTTGGGCTTCCGTCCGACTAAGGCTGGTAGCGTTGTTGGCTGGGTTTATCAAAATGCCGATTACGAAGGCATTGACTTCGGCATTTTCACAGCGCATACTCAGAAGGCCGCAGAATTTCTTGAGGGCACTGAACCTTCTATTATTCTGGATTTTAACGTCCAGGGTGATATTCTCTCTCTTGTAACTGAAGGCGGTGTTTGGGATCAGTATAATGGAGGTTAATTATGAGTCTTGAGTGTAGGATTCTTCGTAAAAATGGCGACGATCAGATCTATTATTACTGCAGAAATAGCGGTGTTACTCCTACAGAAATAAGTCTTTGTACCGATCCTGCAGAAATCCCAAAAGGAATTGAGCACTACTTCAAGAAGTGCAAAATCATGACTATTGGCCCCTATATGGCAGCTTTTTTGGGGATTCAAGAAAAACTATATCCGAATTTTCCAAAATGCAATCACCCGAAATTTAAGGATACAAACTGCATTGCGGACAGCTGCCAGTTCGCACCCGGTGGGGATTGGACCAAATGCCCATATTTCAAACAGGAATCTGAAAGGAATTCTAATTCATGAAAATTCGCGTAATTGATGCTGTTTTAACATGCATATTGTGCTTCTTAACTGGCATGGCGGTCATGCTTTGGTATACTCAGCTTACTGAAAAACCTCAGGAATCCCCCATTGTCAATATCTATGTGATCACTTCTGATAAAGAAGAAAAGGTCAAAATAGAGTCAGATGAGGATACCGAGATCATCATCGAAGAACCAGAAATTAAGAAAAAATGGTACTCAGAAGAGGATATTATCAATATGGCCAAGATGTGCTATGGCGAAAGTATGAATCTTCCTGTACTCCATACAGATTTTGGTGATCGATCTGCGACCTATCAAAGTGCTGAGGCTATGTGGGCAGTTCTCAATCGGGTTGATGCTGGCTATGGCGATATTTCGACTTGCATCAAAGCCAAGCGGCAGTTTGTTGGTTATAAGTCTGATAATCCAGTTACCGATGAGCTGTATGATCTCGCAAAACTCGTGATTGAGGATTGGGCAACTGGAACCGAAGAATATCGTGTTCTTCCACATATATTTCGATATTTCTATGGAGATGGCCGGCATAATCACTTTACCACCAAACCTAACGGTGGTGGCGTTGAGTACAATCACCTAATTCCTGATCCATTTGTATAAGGGGTGAAAAAAATGAAAAAGTTTTATATGATGATCGATTGGCAACCTATCAAAGTACGGAAAATATGCGGACGGTGGTGAAAAAGAAATGAAAAAAAGTTTATATTTTGCTATTGGCGCAATAGTTGGTGCAGGTCTTGGGGTTGGCGCTACCTATTTCTATATGGACAAAAAGAAATCGGATACTCTTGCAGCAATAACAGACCAACTTCGAGATTATTATGCCAATAATCCCCAGAAGAAAGTTGAGGTCAAAATGAACAATTCCGAACAAGAAGAAGATATGCCGGAAGTGGTTCATGAGAAATCCTGTATGAGCTCCGAGCATCTTACTCAGGATCGCTATAAGGATTACACCAAATGTCGCGATGTTCCGTTCCGCGTTGACACGGAGATTACGGAAAATGAAGATGGGGAGTTGGAAGCCAAAACTCTAGTCAAAATGGGAGATGAAGATGAATGCGAACCGTATTCTATCCCTCCTGAACAATTTGATGCGGATAACGGGTATCAAAAGATTATGCTCGTATGGTATGAGAAGGACCGAGTCCTCGCTTACGACAATAATCCTAGAATCGTAATTGATCCTGATGTATACCCAGAAACTGTTGGCGACTTTGAGAATCATTTCAATGACTGGGAGAAAGACACTGTCTATATGCGCAATGATGTCGATAAAATCGACTATGAAATTGACGCATGCCTCACCAATTATTACGAAATGATCAAGGTTCTGCCGTATGTTGATGACGAAGAGGAGGATGGTCCTATTGACGGCTGATCAGCTCTGGTGGGAATATTATCGATATTTGTACCAGATGATCTGCGGGGTCAATGCTTCCGTTTCGAAGACCATCCAATGGAAGAGATTGACTGCGCATCTTTTTCAGACACCCTTCCGCTATAGTTACATTGCTATGGATGGGAATCGTTTGGAAGATGGACTTTCACTTCGAGATCGATTCGGAGACTATGCCGAACATTCTCAGCATACTTTAACTCTTTTGGACCAGTATGAGTGCAGTGTTCTTGAGGTCATGATTGCACTTGCACTTCGAATGGAAGAAGAGACTATGGCTAGTAGTGAGTTTGGCGACCGTACAAACCAGTGGTTTTGGTATATGATCGTCTCACTTGGCCTTAGCGGTATGACTGACTCTAACTATGATGCCGATTATGTCGACATGGTTCTCGATCGTTTTATGGATCGGGAATATTCTCCGGATGGAAATGGCAGTCTCTTTTATGTTCCTGGAACTAAAAAAGATTTCCGAAACATTGAAATCTGGTACCAAATGTGCGAATATCTTAACAGCATAATCAAAGAAGGGAGATAGTCCTCATGCTCGACTTCATGATGGTTGCCACTCGAACCAATCGGGCTGGGGGCATCGAAGTATTTCCTAAATTCATCGTCAAGCGATCTGCAGATCTAATGATTCGAGGTAGCGATTTTTATGCCATCTGGATTCAAGAATTGGGTTTGTGGTCTACGGACGAATTCGATGCATTGCGGCTGATTGATCAGGAGGTTGAAGCATATTTCAACAAGATGCCTCCAGATCTTCAGTCACGTGCACGAGCATTTTATATGTGGGATGCGGAAAATGGCATGATCGATCGTTGGCATGCATATTGTCAGCGTCAATGCCGAGACAACTATCATGTTCTGGATGAATCCTTGACATTTTCAAATGATGAGGTCAAAAAGACAGATTATGTTAGCAAGCGTCTCCCATATCCTCTTGAACAAGGCGAGTGCAATGCTTGGGATCATTTGATTGGAACATTGTATACACCTGAGGAACGTCACAAGATCGAGTGGGCTATTGGTTCGATAGTAACTGGCGACAGCAAGCGGATTCAAAAATTCCTGGTATTGTATGGCCCACCTGGGTCTGGTAAATCTACTTTACTGAACATTATCCAGCAACTTTTTGATGGCTATTATAGTGTATTCGATGCAAAGGCTCTTGCAAGTGCAAGTAATCAGTTTGCATTGGAATCATTTAAATCGAATCCATTGGTGGCCATTCAGCATGATGGCGATCTGAGCCGTATTGAGGATAATACCAGACTGAATAGTTTGGTTTCTCATGAGACGATGGTCGTCAATGAAAAGCATAAATCTCTATATGAAACCAGATTCCGTTCGTTCTTATTCTTAGGCTCAAATAAGCCGGTTGAAATCACGGATGCACGATCTGGTATTCTTAGAAGACTGATTGACGTTTCCCCGAGTGGCGAAAAAGTTCCTCTCAGAGAGTATAACAAACTTACTAAGCAAGTTGGCTTTGAACTTGGTGCAATTGCTTGGCACTGCCGAGAGGTATATTTGGCAGATCCCGAATACTATGATTCCTATATTCCAAAAGCAATGATGACTGTCACAAACTCTTTCTATAACTTCATGCAGGAACTATATGCGGCTATGGATGGAAAAGACGGCATCTGCATGAAGGATGCTTGGGATATGTATAAGGGATATTGCGAAGAGGCAAATGTCTATAAGCCTCTCCCTCGGAACAAATTCAAAGAGGAAATTTGCTTATATTTTCACGAATATTACGAACGATATTATACCGAGGATGGTGTACGAGTTCGTGGGTATTTGAAAAATATTAAGGTTGGAATGCTCAATGGCGAGGAAGGTTCCACAGAAGAGGTATCTCCTAAGAAAACTGAAGGGTCAAAATGGTTGGATTTCTCCGATCATACAACCTCAGTATTTGATGAAGATTGCGCGCTCTGTCCCGCTCAATATGCCACAACAAATGAAACTCCTGCACTCGCTTGGAAGTCTGTTAAAACTCAGCTTAAGGATCTTGATCCAACAAAATTGCATTATGTGAAAGTTCCCGTTCAACATATTGTAATTGATTTCGATCTAAAAAAAGATGGGCAAAAGGACTTCCAAAAGAATTACGAAGCCGCTAGCAAGTGGCCTCCGACATATGCAGAACTCAGTAAGTCTGGTCAAGGCATTCATCTCCACTATTTGTATTCTGGCGATCCCTTGCGCTTGAGTCGTGTATATGATGAATACATTGAGGTGAAAGTATTCAATGGTGGGTCCTCACTACGGCGTATGCTATCAAAATGCAATGATTTGCCGATTGCTACGATTAGTAGCGGATTACCATTGAAAGGAGAAAAGACCGTGGTCAATCTTGATAAGATCAAGAGTGAAAAAGGACTTCGAATCATGGTAATGCGTAACATCAACAAAGAAATCCATGCAGATACAAGATCCAGTATTGACTTTATCTGTAAGATTCTTGAAGATGCTTACGAGTCTGGTATGAAGTACGATGTATCTGATCTAAGCAATGCTGTGCTTGGGTTGGCTGCTTCCAGCACAAATCAGTCAAAATACTGCATTAAACTGGTAAACAAAATGCACTTCAAATCAGCAGAACCTGTTGAGATGTCCAATGAGAGCACGAGCGATAACGATCCGCTTGTCTTCTTCGACTGCGAGGTTTATCCGAACCTACTTCTAATTAATTGGAAGCAACAAGGTCCTGGCAAAACAATTACACGGATGATTAATCCCTCGCCGCTTGAAGTAAAGGCGCTTATGAACATGAAGCTGGTTGGATTCAACTGTCGTCGTTATGATAACCACATTCTTTATGCAAGGATGCTTGGTTACACAAATGAGCAGATCTTTGAATTGAGCCAGAACATTATTGCTAAGAAGCGATCAAATGCCATGTTTGGGTCTGCCTACGATATTTCCTACACAGATGTATATGACTTCTGTTCGAAAAAACAGAGTCTTAAAAAGTGGGAAATTGAGTTGGGTATTCATCATCAGGAAATGGGCCTTCCTTGGGATCAGCCAGTTCCGGAAGAACTCTGGGAAGAAGTTGCAAAGTATTGTGACAATGATGTTCTGGCAACCGAAGCGGTATTTGAAAAGAATAAAGGCGACTTTGCTGCACGTCAAATTCAGGTTGAGCTTGTGCATAAGCTTCATGGAATGCGTGCAACTGTCAATGATACGACAAACACATTATCAGGTCGTATTATATTTGGCAAAAACAAATCCCCACAGTCTCATTTCAACTATCGTGATCTGAGCCAGCCTGTTCCGCCGTCAAAATACAAAGAGTATCGAGAGCTGTTTGGTCCGGATTATCAGTTCCACGTATTCGATGCGGAAGGTCTTCCGATCTACGAGATATTTGATCCGGAAAAAGACTATCCGGAAACATATTCTATTCTGCCCTTCTTTAAAGGCTACAAATTTGAACGAGGAATCTCGACATATTTGGGAGCTGAGATTGGCGAAGGTGGACGTGTTTACGGATGTCCCGGCATGTATGGTGATCTTTGGGACGGCGATGTTGCCTCCATGCATCCTCATAGCATGATCTTTGAATGCATATTTGGCCCCGAGTACACCAAACGATTGGAAGAGCTCGTTGACGCACGTGTTGCAATCAAACACCATGATTTCGAGCTAGCTGGAACTTATCTGGAGGGTGCTCTGAAGCCATATTTGACGGAAGAGCTTGCAGACTCCTTGGCTCAGGCCCTGAAGATTGTTATTAACAGTATTTACGGTTTGACAAGTGCCAAATTTGAAAATCTTTTCAAAGATCCTCGAAATATCGACAACATTGTTGCAAAACGTGGCGCTCTCTTTATGACACTCTTGAAACAGCAAGTTGAGAATCTTGGCTATACGGTTGCTCATATCAAGACAGACTCGATCAAAATACCTGATGCGGATGATCGTATTCGTGATTTTGTTATCAGATTCGGTATGGAATATGGTTACAAATTTGAGACCGAGGCTGAGTTCGATAAATTCTGCTTGGTCAACAATACTGTTTATGTCGCTCGATTCAAGACCCCGAAGAAAGACAAGAAAACCGGAAAAGATATTTGGTGGACCGCTACCGGCTTGCAGTTTGCTGTCCCCTATGTCTTTAAAACCCTCTTCTCACATGACGAGATTGTCTTCGACGACTTCTGTGAGTCCTTTGCTGTTCAGAACTCTGCGCTATTCTTAGATTTTAATGAAAGTATGCCTGATGTTTCTGGATTTGAGAAGGAAAAGAAAAAACTGACTGATAAATTCCGAGATAAGCAAACTGGCGAATGGTCTGATCCTGATATTTCAAATCGAATTGCCGAGTTGGATACTGAGATCGCAAAGGGCCATAGCCTGCAGTTTATTGGCCGAATTGGCCAGTTTACGCCTGTCGCGCCTGGTTCTGGTGGAGGTATCTTACTCCGTCAGAACACAGATAATTTTGGCAACATTAAATATGATTCTGCAGGCGGTGCTGATGGATATCGCTGGATGGAATCTGAAGCAATTCGTGGAACCGCAATGGAAACAAATGTCGATATGAGATTCTATACATCTCAAGTTGATGCGGCCATTGAGGAAATCGCAAAATATGGCGACGCGGAATGGTTCATTTCCGATGATCCTTATATTCCGCAAGCTAGTCCCTGGCAAATGGCAGGTCAGCCTTGGGAGGATGATCATGCCGATAAACTTTTTGCAGTACGCTAACTGCGCTAAAATATATTTCATTTAAAGGAGAACAAAACTATGCAGAACCCTGAGAACATTTATTTCGAGAATGCCGAGATCACCTTCAAGAACTTCTCTGGTCGTCCCACCAAGTATCAGCGCCAGGAAGGTTTTCGAACCTTCTCCGTAGTCGTTGATGACCCCGATATGGCCCAGCATCTGAGCGAAGATGGCTGGAACATTCGGATTCTGCGTCCTCGGAACGAAGGCGACGCCCCCAAGCACGTTCTGGATGTGTCTATCAACTTCAACTTCTGGAAGAAGCCCGAAATCTACATGATCTGCGATGGTCACAAGACGAAGCTCGATGAAGAGGACCTCGATATTCTCGACGGCGCCGATATTATCACTTCCGATATCGTTGTACGTCCTCGTCTGTGGGATGACAACGGTACTACTCGTATCAAGGCATATCTGCAGGAGCTGTATGTGACGATTCAGCAGAGCCAGTTTGCTGCTAAGTACGCCGACATGTAATTAGGTCAAAATGGGTGTCTTATAGATGGTAAAAATATTTCAAATCATATTTTTGAATTGAAAGGGATTCAGGCAATCTCAATATTTTTGTAGCAACCATCTCTTAAGATTAAATGTCTTAAAAGCAGCCCATTTAATACACCCCATTAGCTCAGTTGGTCAGAGCAGTCGGCTCATAACCGATCGGTCCTGGGTTCAAATCCCCGATGGGGCACCAAACGGAGGACTAGCCGCCCTTCGATACATAAATAGCGGCTTCGCGAATGAATTTTCTTCTTTTATGGAAATATGAAAGGAGAGTGACTATGAACACTATCACTGTAAATGGAACAACCTTTACTGGCGAGATGATTCTCGATGCAGTAGCACGGACAACGGGTTTTCCTAAATTAGGAATGTGGCCAATTTGGCATCCACATCAACTTGTGACGAGTCAGGAATATGACTCTATCAAGCAAGCAATGGTGTTTGATTATCACATGAATCTTATTACGGAAGAAGAAATTCCCGCTGGTCCATACTATGGCATCATGGAGAAGAACCTTGGTGGCTGGCGGTTCCTTTACTACTCTGATGGTCGCGGAAACTGGTATACGGAACATTTTAGTTTCTAAGCAAAATTGGAGGTTTTGAATAAAATCAAGGCCTCCTCTTTTATATTTTTATTATGAGGTGAATCAAAATGAGTATGTACGATTGGGCACGGCAGGAAGTTCAATTGGCAAAAGCAGAATTAAAAAAGAATAAAAACGACGAAGCACAATATATGGTTGCTTGCTATGAATCGGCGTTGAGAGCTTACGAAAAACTTATTAATGGTGATTATAATGAGATGAACTCTGCAATCACTTATGGGATTTTAGATAAACTGATGTATGGGATTCCTCTAACGCCAATTGAAGATAAAGAGATTATGTGGAATCATATATACGATTATGAAAATGAGACTACCTTCCAGCACAAACGTATGCCAAGTTTATTCAAAACGGTAAACAAAAAGACTGGGGCTATTCGATTCTCAGATAGTGATCGAGTTCTTTGCAAAAATTTATTAGATATTAGCTTTGGTTTTTTTTATAATGTTTTTATTAGTAAAATTATTGATGGAATGTTTCCTATCAAATTTCCATATATGCCGACCAAAAAAAAGTATATTGCATATGTTACAGATTTTCTGATGGACCCAGCAAATGGCGATTTTGACACTATGAACTTGGTTTCTGTAAAACTTCCCACCGGAGAAATGCGGCCAATTAATTTTTACTATAAAGAGGAAAATGGTCGCTGGTCATTAATTACCCAAAACGAGTGGATCAACAGAAAGAAAAAAGCTTTTGAAAGGGAGAAGTAAATAAAATGGCAAATGAGGAAATTCTTGACAAAGCTGTCGAAAAAGCTGCAAGTAATATTTCGCTTGAGAATATAAAAAACTTCCTCTCGCGATAAAAACCGCCTCCTTTATGGAGGTGATAAAATGAAAATGGATGATAATAGTACGACGGTTATCTTGACAGCATTGGCATTGTCGTTTATATTGTTGTTACAGTTTATTTACAAATGAGAGATAGGGCTCGGTCAAAATGATCGGGCTCTTTCTCTTTCATTGAGGTGCACAAAATGAAAACTTATGAGATTTATGTAAAAATAAGTGCTATAGATCATTTTTGCAACCAACTGAGATTATATGGATGCATCATTAAAAGTACCAAAATAGTATTCTCAAAGCAAGGTAAAGTAATCTATCGCATGATTATTGAAGCTCCAGAAAAATTTATTGATCCAAAAATTTGGATGGCGAAGGGCTAACAAGCCCTTTCCTATTTTAAAAGGAGATAGCTATGAATGCTCAAAATTTCTTTATTGCTTATGCAGATTGTCTGGAGATAGCTAAAAAGACTTCCGACATTCGGAAAGTTTTAAATGAGCTTTATCCAAATATTAGTCTAATACGACAACTTTCAAAAGCATGGGAGGATGGGATTGTTACGAGTGAAGAATATGAGCTTGTAAGACAATATATTATTTTAAATAATGGGGGTTACTAATGGCCTTATGGCAGATAGTCTTCGACCCGGATTTGCTCAGACGCGATCCCCCTTCCTCTACGATTTTCAGCTGGATGCTTTGCAAAGAATGCGAAGCGGGTGTATCCTCAATGGAGGCACTGGAAGCGGTAAATCACGCACTGCTCTCGGGTATTTCTTTCAACTTAATGGTGGTGACCTACGGCGAAAAGATTCGAAAATGCGGGAAAGACCTATGGACCTTTATATTATCACCACAGCCGCAAAAAGAGACCGAAATGAATGGAATGGCGATATGGTCCCCTATCTTATCACAACAGATCAAAATACAGCAATTTATACCCATACAGTCGCCATCGACAGTTGGAATAATATACAAAAATACATCAATATACGAGATGCTTTCTTCATTTTCGATGAAGACCGAGTTACAGGATACGGAAAATGGGTCAAGTCATTTCTCGCCATCACAGACCCACAAAAAGGCAATATATGGCTCATCTTGTCGGCCACGCCGGGCGACACCTGGATGGACTATTGTCCCGTATTCATTGCTAACGGATTCTATAAAAACAAAACTGATTTCTGCAACCAGCACGTAATCTGGAGTCGTTTTGCAAAGTTTCCAAAAATTGATCGATATTTCAACACGAGAAGACTGGAACGATTAAGGGATCGCATCCTGGTTGAGATGGATTTCAAACGTAGCACAATTCAGCATCATGAAGATGTCTGGTGCAATTATTCGCATCTCGAATATAAGACATTTATTAGAGAGCGTTTTAATCTCTGGACAAATGAGCCAGTTAAAAATGCAGCGGAATTGTGTTTTGGTATACGTAGGATCGTGAATGAGGATACGGATCGTCAGGTCAAATTGATGGAGATCTTTGAAGATCACCAAAAACTCATCATATTCTATAACTACGATTACGAACGCGAGATCCTTCTGAACTTATTCGAGAATGTGGATGGATGCGAGATAGGAGAATGGAATGGACATGCTCATAATGAAGTCCCGGACGGACCGGAATGGGTTTACTTGGTACAGTATAATGCCGGAGCCGAGGGCTGGAACTGCATCACAACCGATACCATTGTCTTTTTCTCCCAGACATATAGCTATAAGCAACTTCAGCAGGCTTGCGGACGCATCGATCGACTTAACACGCGGTTCGTGGACTTGTACTACTTCCATCTTAAATCCCGATCTGGAATTGACGCAGCTATATCCCGCGCATTAAGTAATAAAAAGAAATTCAATGAGGGTGCTTATATGCGAAAAATGCAGATACAGTTTGATAATAAGGAGAACTGAGGCTTATGAATACAAAATCGAACTTATATTATGCGGATTGCTATGATAAAATGGCAAAGAAAGATTTAGCAGTATATGGTGTGTGCAATGGAAAGATTCAGAATATTGGAAACGAACAATACATTTATCAAGACTGCATCAATTGTCCATATTGGGCATGTGCAATAGCAGTAAAGGCAGTTCGAGCAAAAAATGCATAAAGGAGCTTGAAAATGGCTGATTATAGTAATATTCAAAGAGTTGTTATTCGGAAACCAGTCGGTTTACGAGACACTATTGAGGCTTTTAAGATTCTTCAGGAGCTTAACCAGCAAATCGATATTATTCGAATTATGGCAGAACGTCAGGTTATCCCAAAAATCGTCACCGATCATATGATGATGCAGATTGACCTAAAAATTGAAGAGGCAGTCCGACTTGCAGGTTTTGTCAACTCAGACGATATGCGATATTTTACAACACATTTTATGAATTTATAAGGAGACTAAATCAAAATGGAAGAAAAAATTGTTTACACGATAACAGTTCGCACCAATCAGGATGGCATTCGCGCTGCTGCGATTGTTAAGAATGTTCGTTATCCCAATGGTTCCATTGAGTCTACTCTTACAACAGCATTCGCTCAGGAGGATTTGGATTTGTTGATGGAAATTCTTGATGGCCGCAAGCCGATCAGTGCTGCAATGGGTGGTGAGATTTGTGGCGATTGAGTTAAGCCTAGCATCATATTGCCAGAATTGTAGGAACATTACTCCTGTTGTTGTTAAAATGCCGGATAATACCGGTGTTTTCATTGAGTGTGAGGATAAAAAACGCTGTGCATTCTTGGCTCGTTTCATCGCCAAGCAGATGCTGAATGAAAAATATGGGAGGGATGAAAATGGAAACGATTAAAAAGTCGACCACAAGTATTGATCGGTTCTTTGCAGAAGCACATGACATCTCATTTCATAATTATGTGTCTTATCGAACTGTGGAATTTCTTTGGAGAGGTGCTCGTTATCGTCTGGTTTCTACTGGGGATCTTTATGTTTTAGACTATAGCGGGCTTCCTACGCTGATTCACCCATTTGAGAGCGTCTATAAGAACGAGCATATCTCTTGCGTCTCTGTTGCAGACCAGAGAAACTATTACGTACGTAGAAGAAAACAGATTCGATTAAAGGATCTGGTTTGGGCCGCATTCGGTGACCGGGATTTGCCGAAAGGAAGCCATATTATCTGTAAAAATGGAAACTGGCAATCCTGTGGAATTAATAATTTGGAGGTGGGCCGATATGGAGTACCCTCAAAAGGAAGTTCGCTTTGATGAATTCTGCCCTAAATGCAAGTTTTATAAGCTAGATGAGGGCGAAGATCCCTGCAATGATTGCTTGCAAAACCCTTCTAACTTACATTCCAGGGTTCCGACGGAGTTCAAGGAGGCAGAAAGTGCGTCGACAAATAAAAAAGTCTCCTCCAACAGAAGCTGAATGGGTAAAAGAGCGCATTGAATATCTTCGAAAGAAGCTTTTAGTGCACTCAATCATCTATTATCGACTAGATGAAAGCCTTATTAGCGATGAAAAATGGGCAGAATGGGCTTTTGAGCTCGAAAAATTAGTAAAAGAGCACCCAAAAGAAGGTCAAAATAGTTTCCTAGCAGAGGAATTCAAGGATTTCGATCATTCTACTGGCTACAATTTGCCTTTAGAGACCCCTTGGGCTGTTCAAAAAGCAATGGATCTGGTGGAATATTATAAAAAACATGGATGGAAAGGATAGGTCAAAATGGATAAAACCTACAAATGTGACCGGTGCAGATGCCAAGATATTTGTAAGCTTGAGAATGCGTTTCGTAATACGCAGGATAAGCTTGATGAAATCGTTGAAAATGGCAATGGAAACTTCTCTGTCGAGTTTGTTTGCAGACGATTCATCCCAGTTGAGTATTCTGCACTCACTAATCGCACAATTAAGGCGATTAACTTGTGTTTCGGAAATGAGGCACGTAATGCATGTGCTGACAACATGACCATGAATAAATACATTGCAGAGGAGAATAAAAATGGCAGAGTTGAAAGATAGTGGCAATCGCAGAGAGTTTGAGACGGGCGCTGTGCGAGATATGCAGGAAGGGAAGGGACGGATGGATCTTGTCCCTTGGGGAGTTGCTCTGCGCATCCGTGAGGCAATGAGCGATCTCTTCTATATCAGACATTATGGCTACGAAGTCACCAATGGTAAGTATCGAGCGGTTAGTGCTTATCGGTGCATTGGTCCGATTGTGGAATATGCGGAATGGATGGATAAAGAGCTCAATGATATGGAAGCTTTAGAAGCTGTGCGCGGAAATCACCAGAATCCTATCAATCGACTTCAGGAAATTGAGAATACCTTTGTCAGAATGGCAGCAACTTTCATCATGTTCCAGCAGACTACGCCGGATCCAATTAATCGGCTTCAGGAAATTGAGAATACCTTTGTCAGAATGGCGGCTGCACCCATCATGTTCCAGCAGATGACTCCAGATCCCATGAACGGTCAAAATGGTTTCAATCATCAGTCGTTCAGCTTCGATGATAAGGGAGCAGTCACCACACTTTTGAACGATAAATGGGCTTCTGCAATGCTTGAAGTCGCCAAACATTATGAGGATGGCGCTCGAAAGTATTCTGAAAACAATTGGAGGAAAGGTATTGACCCCAAGATTTACTTCGATTCGGCTATGCGACATTTCATGAAGTGGTGCAAACGGATGACGGATGAACCTCATAATCGCGCATTCATTTGGAATTGCATGTGCGGGGCTTGGGAGGCTCAGCAGGAACGTCATAAGATTGCTTGTAATGCAGCTAAGACTGAGAGTACAAATGTAGCTGAGCAGGCGATTCCGGATTCTATGAATGTGCTTCAGAGCTCTCGTGGATGGGATCCGAAGCCTATTGACGGATGACAGTATAAGTATACCTATAGGGGGTCAAAATGTCTCCTAGAGGCCTTAAAATGCGAAATAGAGGGTGTTTTAATATGTATATGTTCATTTACAGAAAGAAAACTGCAGAAAGAAACAGAAATGATAATCTAAGTATCGCGCTTTCCTATAAAGATAACTGGAAAGATGCTTTATGCGACTATATCAAATACAAAGATGATCGGACGTTGGGCGAGAGTGATCTGGATACTTTAAAACTCTTTAAGAAAGCTCTTTCGAATTTGCCGCTTAATGAGGCAATTCAGCTCATGTATCTTGTATACGGTGACGACCAGATCCTTCTGGATATGTTCGATAATGTCCGAAGAGTTGATTTTGGGCAGATTTCTCCGGATCCGGATGGTTCTGATACACCTTCGTGAGAAAATCTTGATCTATAATGGGGTAAACCCACAAATTTTAAGGAGGTTTTCTTATATGAAAATGAAAGAAATGAAGGAAAAAGGTATTGGATTCGTTAAGGAGAACAAAGCTGCAATTGCAGTTGGCGGAAGCGTATTCGTATACGGCGTTGGGATGTATCTTTGGGGAAGAATCAGTGGTTGCAAAGTAGGCAAAAATCAGGTAATTCGAAGTTTTGCGAAGGAAATTGACTTTGGTCAATTCACACGCGAGCTTGAATGGAAAGGCGTTGGCCAGTATACTTTTGACCGATTTTTCAATGAAGATCGCTTCAATGGCAAGATTAATAGCTTTGCTAAGGCAGTTGAATTGCTTGGTAATCCTGAAAATACGAAGAATATTACCGGAATGATCATTTGTCGGAAGGAAAATGATTAAAATGTGGGGATTGAGGGCTCGGAAACGGGCTCTCTTCCTTTTATTTTTGAGGAGTAAAACTCCGAAATAATACTCACAAGAGCGAAATATTACCTAAAAATCGAAAATTTATGGTCAAAATGGCCATTTTTAGAGGTGAAAATGATGAAAAAAAAGACAAAAAAGACGGTTTCGAGAGTGATTTCTGGAGTTTTGGCGGCTCTTTTTCTGGTCGGAATTGGCCTTTTAGGGCTCTCTGGATTGGGAAGTATTCATGCAAAAGCATGCAATTTCGAGCTCGATGAGGGGGTCGTCTGGGTCGATGGAAGGACATATTACATGCCTGGCGAGCTGATTTCGGAGGGCGATTGGAGTGCTTTTCGTGGGTCAAATGGCATAGTTTATGAGTATGATCATGACGTTTTTGGAGACGATTTAGAGGATGCTCCGTATCTTTTAACGATGGATTCGAAGGGTACGAAGGAGTGGTATGATGACGAAATTTTGGTCATTTGGAGGTCTGTTTCGTGAGCGCTTTTGAGATAATTTTTGCAGCATTTTATGTTTCGGCTGCTATTTTTTGGGATCTTTATTTAATAAAAGAGATTGCAGAAAGCATCACCAAAGATGGCGAATTTGACTGGTATCATGTCATTTCGGTCATCATTATATTTCATTTAGCGTTATTTATACTCGCTAAATTCGGATTGGAATAGATGATTGGAGGAAATGAAAATGCTTAAATATGCACTCTCAACATTGGCATTTATCAACATTTTAAGTGCTATGGCAGGTGTCGTTGCAATCATAATGGAATTCGACATTTTCTCGAATAACTCGGACTTTATGGTAAAAATCTCCCCATTTTTACTGACATTAGTTTCTGTAATTACTGTCATTATTTGCGGGTTATTTATAGATTATATTTAAATTTTGGAGGTCAATTTCGTGAGTAAAAAGATCAAGAAAATTTTCGACATAATTTGCTCATTTTTGATCATATTTTGGGCTTTTTTTGTGTGCTGGATTATTGTTGGGCAACCTTGATATTTTTGGGATTTTTGGAGCTTTTTGAGATGCTTAAAATGCGCAAAATTTATGGGACACTTTATGGGACAAAAATCTCAAATAGGCCAAAAATTTGTCCCAAAATTCATTCGCGAAAATAACACGGCTCGGAAAATTCGGCATTTTTGGGCCAAAAAGTGGTCCAATGGGCCAAAAAAGTGGTCAGTGAAAAATTTTTGTCCCATGCTCAAACCGTTGCGGCACAAGGGTTTCAGGGTTTTTTGGGCCAAAAGACCACTTTTTAATTTAATTTATCTCAGAAATTGAAATAATATATAAAAATAATTAAAAAATTTTTGGTCTTTTGTCCCATAGCCTGCTTTTGAGTGAAAAAATAAGGTCAAAATAGGTCAAAAAAGATGATGGAAAATGCGGGCCAAAAATGGGTAATTTTTGAGGTAAAAATAGCAGTTTGAGTGTCAATGAAAAATGTATAATTTTGGAGGTCAAAATGTGCTTTGTTAACTGTGTCGTTGCACTTCTATTTTTGATTAGTTGTGTGATGGCAAAAGATCCTTCTGGGATGCCTTATGTAATTACATTTTTTGTATTGGCGATTGTCGGTGAGATTACCGATGCCATCTCTAGATTGCTAATTTCAAAATCTAAGAACCTCGATAAGATTACGGAGAGCACAGAATGGATTTACCTAAATGATAGTTCGGAGGATAAGAATGATTAAAGTTTTTATTATTATTTGTGCTTGGATCATTGGCACTGGCGTTGTTGCGCTTGCTTGCAATAAAGATACTGAGATTGAGCCTGTTGTATATGCGTATTCAATAGGATTTATAGTTGCATTGATTCTTGGGTTTTGGATTTGAGCTTAAGGTCAAAATAAGAATTTTTAAAATTCGCGAAAATATCATGCTCTTTTATGGAGAGGAATAGAAAATAATGGGCGACTTTTATTAGAAGTTCCTTCGAGAGATTGTAGCTTAAGTGGGAGAGCACCTACCGCAAGGTAGAAGGTTATGGGTTTGATTCCCATCAATCTCTCTTTTCTTTCCTAAAGAGATGGGGTGAATAAAATGGCAGGAAAGGAGAACAAGTTCCAAGCAGATCTTGTAAAAGAAATTAAGAAACGATTTCCTGGCGCAATCGTATTGAAGAATGATGCTAATTATTTGCAAGGTATTCCCGATCTTACTGTTCTATGGAACAGATGTTGGGCTATGCTCGAATGTAAGAAAAGCAGTCATGAAATACACCAGCCTAATCAAGATCTTTATATTCAGATGGCCGATAATTTAGGCTTTGGACGTTTCATCTATCCCGAGAATAAGGAGGCAGTCCTCGATGAAATGGAACGATCATTCAAAATTCGAAGATAAGCATGCATTCTTAAGTCCGAGTAAGCATACATGGCTTCGCTATGATGCTGAAACTCTGAGACAAAGATATTTCAATGAGCAGGCAAAACAACGCGGTACCGAGTTGCATGAATTCGCTGCTAAGTGCATAAAGCTGAGGCAAAGATTGCCTAAACAGCCTAGAACACTTAATATGTACGTGAATGATGCAATTGGGTACTGCATGGATCCCGAGGTGCTTTTATTTTACTCGCCGAATTGTTTTGGCCATGCTGACACAATTAGCTATCGAAAGAATTTTCTAAGGATACATGATCTTAAGACTGGCGAGAATCCGGTAAGTATGGATCAACTTATGATTTATGCGGCATTGTTCTGTCTTGAGTATAAGATCAGACCAACATCACTTGACGGATCTGAACTTCGGATCTATCAAAAAGATCAGGTTATTTGTCATAATCCAGAAGCTGCAGATATCAAGGACATCTGCAACAAGATTGTTCAGTTTGACACTGAGTTATCTAAAATTCAATTAGAGGAGGAATGAGCGCATGAGCTTAGCAGATGAGATTCGTGGCTATTATGGATGCGCCACGGATCAGGACCAGTTAATGCATTATGGTATCAAGCGCCGTTCCGGCAGATATCCTTGGGGCAGTGGCGATAATCCTTATCAGCGCAGTGGCGACTGGATTTCTCGTGTCGATGAGCTTAAAAAGAGCGGAATGAATGAGAAAGAAATCTGCGATGCTATGCTAGTTGACTCTGTAAAAGAGCTGCGTTTGCTCGTTCGTATCGCTTCTAATGAGCGTAAGATGGATCGCGTTGCAACTGTGCGATCTATGATGGAACATGGCAAAAATACAAGCGAGATTGCAAGAGAACTTGGTGTAAATGAAAGTTCCGTCCGTAGCTGGCTGAATCCAGAATCCATCAAAAGAACTGAGGCACCTGCTAAGACTGCTGAGATTCTGAAAGAAGAATTGAAGAATAAGAAGATGCTTGATGTTGGCGCCCAGGTTGAATCTGAGCTTGGTGTTAGTCGAGATACGCTCGACACAGCTATTCGAATGCTTGAAGCTGAAGGATATCAGCGTTATGGTGTTGGTGTGGCACAAGCTACAAACACAAAGCTTCGAACCACTGTTGAAGTTCTGGCCAATCCAGAATATGATCAGGCATATGCATATAAGAATGTCGGCGAGATCGCATCTGTTGCTGACTACCATTCTACTGATGGTGGTGTTCGCTGGGATAAGAGAGAATATCCTTCCAGCATTGACAGTAAGCGTGTCGATATTAAGTATGGCGATCAAGGCGGATCTGATATGGATGGAGTTATCTTGATTCGTCCTGGCGTAAAAGACTTGGATCTTGGTAATAGCCATTATGCTCAGGTTCGAATTATGGTCGATGGTAAACATTATCTTAAGGGTATGGCTATGTACTCTGATGATATTCCTGATGGAAAAGATATTGTGTTTAATACCAATAAACCTACTGGAACACCGTTTGAGAAAGTCTTAAAACCCATAAAAGATGACCCAGATAATCCTTTTGGTGCTTTAATCAAGGCTGGTGGACAAAGCTGGTACACTGATGAGAATGGTGAGCGGAAACTAAATGCTGTCAATAAGCTAAAAGAAGAAGGAGACTATGAAAAACAAGCTAAAAGTCTGTCTTCTCAGTTTCTCTCCAAACAGCCAATCGAGTTGATCAATCGCCAGCTGAATGAACAGTATGACAAGTATAAAGAACAGTATGATGAGATCTCTCAACTTACCAATCCAACTGTTAAAAGAAAACTTTTGGCAGACTTTGCTGGCTCTTGTGAGACTGCTGCAGTTAGCTTGAAAGCCGCTGCTCTTCCAGGTCAAACAACACAGGTCATTCTTCCTTTGCCTAAAATCAAAGAGAATGAGGTTTATGCTCCTAATTATGATAATGGTACTAAGCTTGCCCTAGTTCGTTTCCCCCATGCTGGTACATTTGAGATCCCTGTACTGACTGTCAATAACAATGACAAACAGGGTGAAAAACTTCTTGGTCCATCTGTAACTGATGCTGTTGGTATTAATCCTAAGACTGCTCGACAGTTGTCTGGTGCAGACTTTGATGGCGATACTGTTGTTGCAATTCCTACTGGAACAAATGGCATTAATATTCAGCATAGAAAGTATCTCAAAGAACTTGAGAACTTCGATCCTGAAATGTATGCAATTCCTGAAGGATCTAACATAAAGCCCATGAAGAAAGATTACCAGCAAAAGCAAATGGGCGTAGTGTCAAATCTAATCACCGACATGACCTTGCGTGGCGCACCCGAAGATGAGGTTGCTAGAGCTGTTAAGCATAGCATGGTTGTTATCGATGCTGTTAAGCATAAGTATGACTATCGTCAATCTGCTAAAGATAATAACATTGCCGAGCTGACTAAGAAATGGCAGCGGTGGATCGATGCTGATGGTAATGTCCATGAAGGTGGCGCATCAACAATTGTATCTCAGCATAAGCAGACCGACGATGTTCCCGAGCGTCGTGGATCTGGTGTCATTGATAGAGAAACTGGTAAGGTTACTTACAAAGAATCTGGACGACTCATTTGGGATCGAGAGACTGGCGACTACCGCCGGGATAAAGATGGCAATCCCGTCAAAGCTACTACCAAAATTCCTAAGATTTTGAATCGTGCTGATGCACATGAGTTATCTTCTGGTCATCCGAAAGAAGAAGCCTATGCTGACTATGCAAACCATATGAAGGCTCTTGCTGATGAGGCCCGTAAACAGATGGTTAATACCCCTCGCTTGGAATATAGCCCCTCTTCTGCTAAGACTTATGCAGAAGAAGTTAACTCTCTGAATGCTAAACTGGGTAGGGCTCAGCTTAACATCCCTAAAGAGCGCCGGGCACAAGCCATTGCCAATTCGATCATTAATGCCAAGACTGAAGCTTATCCAGAACTAAAAGATAAACAGAATAAAAAAGATCTTGATAAGGTTCGGCAAATTGCAATTAATGATGCTCGTGCACGTGTTGGTGCCTCTAGTAAGGGCACACGAATCGATATCACTGATAAAGAATGGAAAGCCATCCAATCTGGTGCTATTAGCGACTCTAAACTCATGCAGATCTTTAGATTCTCTGATATGGATAAGATTCGTGATTATGCAATGCCCAAAACAGCGACTGCTTTGTCTACAGCCAAGATTTCTAGAATCCAAACAATGTCTGCAAAAGGTGCTACAAATGCACAGATTGCTGAAGCATTAGGAATTTCGTCTTCAACTGTCGCAAAGTATTTAAATGGAGGTGAAAGTTAATGTCTCGTCTTGTTGCATTAACAACATTTGACAATCCTTTCGATCCTTTTGATGACTTTGCGAATTGGTGGCGGTTTGATATGGACCATGGCTATAACTCTTGCGGTTATCTGGCTCGTCTGGCCCGTACTACAGATCAGTTCTCTGACAAAGAAAACCAAATCGAAATTGAAAGAGCGATTGATCAGATCGTTGCTGTAGATCCTTTTGGAATTTACAAGAAACTTGTAAAAGAAGAAAAAGATGAATAAAAAATCTATTTTGAATGAAATTATTTTGATTAGACCTATTCCTCTGTCCATTTTGATAGGGGGAGGGGTCCGTCAAAATGACCCCCCCTATGCATCGCGGCTCTCTTAGAAATTTCTCCGGGGGTCAAAATACCAGAACAATTCTGCTCGGGGAAATGCCTCGGGTCACAGATTCACCTCCTGTGTTATTTAGGGTTTCCTGCCATGATCTTTCTCCTGCCAAGATTGCCTCCTATATGGCCTATCCATCTTTCCGTCCGTCCTTTCTTTCCATAAAACCCAAGGCATTTTTCTGGGCAGAATTGTTCTATAACTTACTATATCTATCTGAGAGGAGGTAGAAACCATTGGTAAAAGCTGCTAATGACAAGACGAAAACCAAGAATCGTCCAGCCCTGTCAGTGGAAGCTAGGGAAGCGCACCTTATTTCCCTCGCTGAGGACCTAGCAGAGCAGCAATTGAGAGATGGAACTGCTTCCTCTCAGTTGATTACCCACTATTTAAAGCTTGGATCTACGCGCGAACGGCTCGAAAAGAAACTTCTTGCCGAGCAAGTTGAATTGGCATCTGCTAAGAAAGATAATATTCGTGCGCAGGCCCGTCAGGACGAACTTTATGAAGCAGCTATGAAAGCTATGCAACGGTATAATGGTGACATGGATGAGGAGGAGTACGATGAAGACATATACTGAGCTTCTTAGTATTCCTGACTACATTGGCAGAGTTGAATATTTGGAAACGCATTCATGCATTGGCGAAGAAACTTTTGGATGGTCTCGATATTTGAATCAGGCTCTCTATCACTCGGATGAGTGGCGAAAGTTTCGACGAGATATTATCATTAGGGACGAAGGTTGTGATCTTGCCCTTCCTGGTTATGATTTGGAAAGCAGTGATATTATTATTCATCACATAAACCCGATCACACCGGAACAGATTGAAGCTCGAGATTCTGTAATATTCTCTAAGAATAATGTTGTTTGTGTCTCTGATAGAACTCACCGATTCATCCACTATGGTGGCATTCGAAGTGCTATATTTCCAGTGCTGAACCGTACACCTAACGATACCTGTCCATGGAAAAGACCGAAAGGAGGGGATCGCTAATGGGCGTGTTTACCCAGGCTGAGATCGAGTCGAGTATTCTGCTTTCTATTAAGAAAGCCATCGGGGCATCCCCTGATTATACTCCCTTTGATGTTAGCATTATCATGTACATAAATTCACAATTAGCAAATCTTTATCAAATAGGTTTGAATGCTGCTAAAAGTGTTGTTGTAGATGGACCTGATCAGCTCTGGACAGATTTGATTCCTGCTGGTGATTCTCGTCTCCAGTTTGTGAAGACATATGTTTATGCCAAAGTGAAGATGATCTTTGACCCGCCTATTTCGACCGCACAGATGCAAGCTTTAAAAGATGCGGCCGCCGAGTCTGAATTCAGAATTAGCGTTGCTGTTGACAAACCTTATGACGATCTGAATCCTGCCAGCCCTGTTGCTACTGGGGATCATTCTGTTCTTAAGAATCGTGATCTTCCTAATCAGCATCCCATCAAGGCTATTACGAATTTGGATGAAACAATCCAGAAGACGAATACTAGCCTGAGTGAGAAGCTGAATAAGTCTAGCGCGATGACTGAGGCTCAGATTGATGCGATCATCAATAAGTCTCGCTGGAAGAAGTCAACGAGGTGATTAAATGGCCACTAATAATTTTCTCGATCAAGCAGGTCTTGGCTATCTGTGGACAAAGATCCTGTCCGCCATTGAGTCACATTCAGTAACACTTCCAGATAAGTTAGTTTCCTATAAAGCAGTAACGACGATCACTGCAACTGAGAAACTAAATGCCGATACTTTTTTGACAGATCAAAAGACTGGTGAAGTTATTTATCCGCAAACGATTATCGATGCAGTTCACGATAGTGACGGTAGAGGTCTCCGTGAGATGCTGGATGAAACCATACCGGCAGCTACGATTCATGCAATTGTAAATGGCACATATTCTTAAAGAAGGAGGTAGATTATGGCTACTCCTAATTTTCTTGACCAAGCTGGTCTGGGATATTTGTGGACAAAGATAACTGATGCGATTTCTACATCTGCATCTGCTACTGAAAAGAAGATTCCTTCAAAAGTATCCCAACTCGAAAATGATGCAAAATACATTACTATTGCTGAGGTTCCTGATGGAGCTGCAGCATCTAATACAGTTCCTAAGGTTGACTCTGGTTCTGGTAGTGTTGGCACCGAATCTGCTTTTGCAAGGGGCGATCACGTTCACCCGACTGATACAACCCGACTTGCAACAAATGGAGATGCTTCTAGTGTAACTGTTACATTCACAGCGCCAAATAAACGAGAAACTATCGTTTCTGGCGAAGCCTTTAACACCATTGCTGGCAAAATTCTGAAGTATATGAATGACTTTGGAAGCTGCGCATTCAAGAGCATGATCCTAAAAGAAGATCTGGCACCTTCTGTCAAGTCTTCTCTTGAAAAAGCAGATACTGCACTCCAGTCTTATACCGAGAGTGACCCGACGGTTCCTGCATGGGCAAAAGCTCCTACTAAGCCGACCTATACGGCCGCTGAGGTTGGAGCATTGAGTCTGGATGATGCAAATAACAACTTTGCTAAGAAGTCTGATATCACGAGTATTTATCGTCCGAAAGGTACCAAACCGACTTATGATGACCTCCCGACTACTGGCAATGCGGTCGGCGATGTATGGAACGTTGCATCGGATGATATGAACTACGCGTGGACTGTTGATGGCACTTGGGATCCACTTGGTTCCAAGATTGAGATTAGTTCGATCAGCAATGATACGATCGACCAGATTGTTGCTGGAACAAGTGAATGATGGAGGTGACCTCAAAATGGGTGCCTTCCTTGATCCCGACGGTCTGAATCTATTTTATGGTTTGATTGCTGCAAAGTTTGGAGCAGGCGCTGCGACTGGCTCTATGGATTATTCCAAAGCAACTTATACTGGCGATGGAAAAACTACAATTAGGGATTCGCTCTATATTCCAAATCTAAAACGGGCGACTGATTTGAATGGCAGCCAAATGGATTTAGCAATTATTTCCGGAACGCCAAAGAATGAGAATGGTGCTGACAGTTTTGGAATTATTTGGGGTGGAACTGGGCTTACAGGCGTTGGAATCAGTGTTTATCGTGATTATGATGCTGATATTCTTACAGTTTCCATGCTTCGAAGAGTTGAACTTTATGCAACATATCGCGATGGAGTTCCTTATGGAAGAATTCGCTTCGATCAGTTACCTAGTGGTTTTACCCCATATGATCCAGCATTTACAGCATTGCAACCAGACTATGCAAAAGCAATGCTTCGTGACGCCAATACGTATTATACGATTGGTTTGTTCAAATTCAGCAATTCAGTAATTGATAGCCAATAATTACATGATGCTTAAATTTTTAGCATATTTACTCCTAGGAAAGGAGGGCTTACATGGCTGTATATGGCGATGAACTTTACCATTATGGCGTTCCGAGGAAATCAGGTCGATATCCGTATGGTTCTGGCAAAGAACCGTATCAGGACAATCCGAAAAAGCGTCGTTTGAATAAAGATGAGTCTGCTCCAAAAGCGATTTCTAAGCGACCCGAAAGTATTTGGGCAAAACATCGAAGACTGCAGGCAGAAAAACGTAATGCAGAGCTGCGAGAAGCTAAACGAAAAGCTGCCGCACAAGCAGAAGAGAAACGAAAGAAAGAAGAGGCCGCTAAACCACCCAGTCAGAAAGCAAAAGAAATGTCTGATGAGGAATTGGTTCGCGCAATCAATCGACTTCGACTCGAGCAGACGTATATGAGCATGGTGAATCCTTCCAATCAGCAATCTCAGCAACAGCAGGCACAGCAGCAAGCTCAGAAAATCAAGACCACTGTTGATAAGGGTAAGCGATTGATTGATAAGATGAAATCTGGTTCCAAAGATATTGCTGATCTTTCTCAAAATATTGGTAATATTATGGGCGGAGCACAAAAAGCTTATGCAAATTATCAATCAATCATGAAATTGATGGACATTGAAAAGAAGCGGAAGGGTGGCTAATGTCAAAGTATCTATCCAACACTGCGGTGCCTCGCTACTACGGCGAATTTCGGGAGAAGGTGCTCGCTGGAGAAATTCCTGTTAATCGGGAAATCTCTATGGAAATGAATCGCATTGACGAGCTGATTCGGAACCCGGGCGTATATTATGATCCTGCACCTGTAGAGGGTTGGATTGCGTACTGCGAAAGTGAGCTAACCTTGACCGATGGCTCCGATCTCGAGATGATGTTCTCGTTTAAACTGTGGGGCGAACAACTTTATGGCTGGTTTTACTTTGAGACACGTAGTGTTTATGTCCCTGACCCGCAAGGAAAAGGCGGCCGGTATATAACTCGAAAGTATAAGCGAAGACTCATCCATAAGCAGTATCTGATTGTGGGGCGTGGCGCGGCGAAATCTCTCTATGATTCTTGCGTACAGTCTTATGGTCAGATTTGTGATACGTCAACAACTCAGCAGATTGTGGTGGCGCCGACTATGCGACTTGCCGAAGAGACAACCACTCCTCTGGCAACGGCAATTGCTCGTGCAAGAGGCCCAGTTTTCAAAATGCTGACAGCAGGATCTCTTCAGAATACGACTGGCTCCAAAGCGAATCGAGTTCAGTTAGCATCTACCAAAAAGGGCATCATGAACTTCATGACAAATTCCCTGATTGAAATTCGACCGATGCGAATTGACAAACTTCAGGGTTTGCGTTGCAAGTATGCAACTATTGATGAGTGGCTTTCTGGTGATATCCGGGAAGATCCTGTCGGTGCTATCGAACAGGGTGCTTCTAAGGTAAAAGATTACCAAATTGTAGCGACTTCTTCTGAAGGTACTGTTCGGAATGGCGTTGGTGACTCGATTAAGATGGAACTCCAGTCGATTCTGAAAGGTGAATATCAGAACCCGCATGTCTCTATTTGGTGGTATAAACTTGATAACATTGACGAGATTAATGATCCAGCGATGTGGATTAAGGCAAACCCCAATATTGGAATCAGTGTGAGCTATGATGCTTATCAGCAAGATGTTGAGCGTGCTGAGAAAGTTCCCTCTGCAAGAAATGATATTCTTGCTAAGAGATTTGGACTTCCTATGGAAGGTTACACATACTACTTCCCATATGAGGAGACAATTTGCCATCCGAAACGACTGTATTATGGTATGCCTTGTGCTATGGGAATTGATGCTTCTCAGGGTGACGATTTCTTTGCATTCACATTTCTGTTTCCGCTTAAAGGTATGCAATTCGGCGTGAAGACACGAAACTATATTTCGTCCCGGACCGTCCTAAAGCTAAATCCTGCAATGCGGCAGAAATATGAAGAGTTTATGGAAGAGGGCAGTTTGATCGTTTTGGATGGAACAACACTTGATCCTATGCAAATTTATGAGGATCTTGATGAGTTTATTATCCAGAATAATTACGATGTTCGTGCTGTTGGTTATGATCCTTTCAATTGCAAGGATTTTATTGCTCGCTGGGCTCAAGAGAACGGCCCATTTGGCATTGAGAAAGTCATTCAGGGCAAGAAGACCGAAACTGTCCCCCTTGGCGAACTTAAGAAACTTTCTGAGGATCGAGCGCTGCTGTTTGATGAGCAATTGATGACATATTCTATGGGTAACTGTATTACATTGGAAGATGTAAATGGTAACCGAATGCTTTATAAAAAGAGATACGATCAGAAGATTGATGCTGTTGCCGCTATGATGGATGGCTACATTGCATGGAAACTAAATCGAGATCTCTTCGACTAATTTTCTTAGGAAGGAGGAAAAATATGGCTGTCTATGGTCCTTGTGGACAAGAGGAGCTTTATCACTATGGCGTTCTCGGCATGAAATGGGGGATTCGGCATAACCCAGTAAAGGCGTATGAGAAATCCTCTGCAAAAGCCAAAAAGAATCGCGAAAAGTATGACAAAGCCAAGAATGCAGAACGAAGCCTTTCCTATACTATTTCTCAGCGCCGTATGAGTGCTTTTAAAGGGCGCCGAAATACTTCGAAACTTGAGAAGAAGCTTGAGGGAAGAAGCACAAAAACAATTAGGCGTGCTCAAAAAGGCGCTAAGTGGTATAAAGCTATGGAGAG